CCCATAACACCTCTGCCCCCGCCCCCGCCCTTGCCACCACTTCTTATTATGAATCCGAACCAGATACTCCATCCATACGAATAGAAGAAATAGTTAACATTCGAACAAAAGAACAACTGGACGATTGTATAGTGCGATTTCTGGATTCCATTGAATTAACAGATTACAACTTTCGTGACGCATATGAATATACTATGGCTCTTCCAAAAAGTTATTACGGAGAAGGTTCATTTCAGAAATGGATACGTGTTGGGTGGGCTCTCCGTAATATAAGTAATAGACTATTTATTGTATGGTTGGCTTTTAGTGCGAAATCCCCCCAGTTTAATATAGCACTCGATGTAAATTCATTATATGATAAATGGTCTTCTTTTGATAAAAAAGATCAACTTGGGCTTACCCTTCGATCCATAATGTATTGGGCAAAGAACGACAATCCGGAGGAATATAAACAAATTAGTAGTAATAGTATTAATACGTTTATAAATAAAACACTTGAATACGCAGTAGCAACTACTAACGATGACGACAATAAGATACTCGGGTTTACAGATTACGATTTGGCTAACGTTTTAAGTCTTCTTCATAAGGGTGAATATGTTTGTACAAGTATAAAAAACAATACATGGTTCCGATTTAACGGCAATTCGTGGGAGGAGATCGATTCAGGAACATCGCTTCGTGCCTCTATATCGAGAGAATTACGGGGTTTATATATTAAAAAAGCCGGTGAATTGTCGCGATTTAAGTTAACTCTCCCGGAAGGTGATCCTATGAAAAAAAAAGTTGATCGTAAAATACATATTATTGGAACAATTACTGAAAAGTTTGGTAAAACTAATGATAAAAACAATATTATGCGCGAGGCTCGAGAGTTGTTTTACGACCACAACTTTTTAGAAAAAGTCGATTCAAACCCATACCTCATTTGTTTTAAAAATTGTGTTGTGGATTTTAAAGAAAAACGAGCAAGAAAAGGAACCCCGGAGGACTATTTGTCAAAATGTACGAATATCGAATACCGTGAATTAAACCAATCTCGCGATAAAACGATTATTGATGAAATAGAGGATTTTATGCATAAACTTTTTCCAAACGAAGGACTATATACTTATATGTGGCATCACTTGGCTTCAACACTACTCGGAACAAACGTAAACCAAACGTTTAATATGTATATTGGTACAGGACAAAACGGCAAATCGGTGTTAGTAAATTTAATGGAGCAAGTATTAGGACAATATAAAGGCGATGTTCCTCTTACACTTATTACACAACAACGAACAAAAATAGGCGGTGTATCACCGGAAATTATTCAACTAAAAGGCATTCGTTACGCGGTGATGCAAGAGCCGTCCAAAGGCGACCGTATTAACGAGGGTATTATGAAACAACTTACCGGCGGAGACGGTGTTACCGGTCGAGCACCTTTTATGATTCAAGCACAAACGTTTACCCCACAATTTAATTTGGTGGTATGTTCAAACGAGTTTATGGAAATTAAATCGATGGATCACGGCACGTGGAGACGTATTCGTGTGGTCGATTTTAAATCACTTTTCACAGAAAATCCACGTAATGACGACCGGGAAAAACCGTATCAATTTAAACTCGATAAAAATATTAAAGAGAAATTCAATCGATGGAAGGTAGTTTTCGCAGCAATGTTGGTTGAAATAGCCTATAGAACTGATGGTAAGGTGGATGATTGTGCGGAAGTAACATCTTCAACATTAACTTATCAACACGGGCAAGATGTTACCAGTAATTATTTATCTGAAAGAATTGAAAGACATCCAGTAGGATGTATTACAAAAGGACAATTAAGTGCGGATTACAAAGAATGGTTTTCTATAAATCAAGGCAGTGGTAAAATAAACGGTATTAAAGATTTAACGGTAGCGATGGATAAAAACTTTAGTAAAAACGTAGGGGGTGTTTGGAAGGGAGTTCGGTTTATACCTATCATTAATACCCAATTAGACGCAGATGATAGCGACGAAGAAACTGCTTGTGATGTTAATTTACAAGAGTTGTAAAACTCCATACCGACCCAGCCCCAGCACCAGTCCCCGCCCCATTTAATAATGTAAATTATTCCCACGTCCGTCTATTCCTTTGTAATATATTTGACCACTGATTAATGACCATATATATTTTATAATCTCCAATATCGTTAATTCAATCCATAAAAAAATAAAAGGAAAAACACCCAATAGAATTATATACACAATCTTTAAATATATCCCCATCGTATTTTTTTTCGAAATAAATAAAATGACCGCTACACCAGTAAACAAAATATAATATATTATTAATAATCCTCCATTTAAATTAATTAAGAAATTCCAACTTGTGCCTATATAATTAAATAACTGGTCATCTGTGCTGTACTTCTGTTTGATTTCAGTTATGTTTTCTTCTAATGTGGTATTCTGGTCTTTTATTCGATTGTATAATTCGTCGTAATCTGTCATTATATATATTACATATAATATACATAATGTAATACAAATTAACCCTTTGTCGTTTCTGGACTTTTTAAATTTTTCATTTTTTCTTATATTGTAATAAAAACGAAACCATAACTGGTAGTAACCATATACACAACGTTACAAAACACGACTCCCCCTTACCGACAAATCCGTCGATATAATCGACAAAGAGTTAACTAGTGTATGAATTATCTATATAGAATATTTATCAAGAGAAGTCATATGTAAATAATACTAGTAGATTGAATAATTATCAAATTCATTTGGTGTATAAATTTTCGTATTTATTGTTTGATTAACAACCCTATATACAGGTTCATCCATCGACATTGATTTAAACCCCTCTACACATAATTGAGCACTAATATCCCACACTGTCCCAGTTGAACAACACGAACTTCCCGCACAATTACCCATATTTAAATTGGCTAATAAATCCGAGTTACCAGTGGAAGATCCAGCTATATTTGACTCTAGTGCTTTATTAATTTGTGTCGCGGTTAATGTAACTGGGGGTGGTTTATTTATTTTATCAAAATCCATAGGATCGCGATTCACGATAACCAAATAAATATTAAAACAGTAAATAAAAATTACAGTAAACGTAATAATTAATATCAATGTAAATACAATATTTGGTATAGGTATGATCTTGCTTATTAAGTAAATTACTATGTAAACTGCTAAACCTATAATTATTGCTATTAGCATTTTTTGATATTGTGCGTTTCTTTCAATATAATTCGTATTTAACTGAATCATACGTTCTTTAGAAGTAAGAACGTCGTTTACACTCTGTTTCTTTTTGTTTAAACGGTCAGTCTCATCTTTTATAATGTCAGTAAACTTATTATAACTACTATCTTCTATTACAACCATAATATAATATGATATAGTATTTATTTTCTTATGAATTTATTTTGCTACTTTAGGTCTGAGTTTTTTAACGAAATACCTCTAAATTTTTAAATCAACACTATAATAACAAGTAATATTATATAAATGGATAAAGAAACCAATCCACTAAATCAATATGTAGTTTCATACAACGAAAACGATTTTTACTGTAATTCACTCGGAATAACTGTATTTAAGGACATATTAGATGTTTCCTATTCGTCGTCATACTGTAAATATAATCCACCAAGTAATCATAATATTTGTACAAGTAGTACGAATGAAAATGACATAGCTAAATGTAATGTATTAAAAGAAATATGTAAAAATCAAACAAATTACGACATCTTAAAAGAAATACAAACTTCTCATTCAGTTTCGACCAGTCGTTTTCAAGATATGAATTCGTTTTACAATACAGAAGTATTAAAAAGTGTTAATTTAGGAATTGGTATTATGTTATTGTCGTTTATTATATATCGAGAAATCTAAAGAGACAATATTCTATATTTATAAACCGCATTATATATAAATATGGAATTATCCGATTATAAAAGTGACAAAGAACGCGATTACCCCAGTTATAAAGACGCATATAAGACATATCAAGATATTGTAAAAGAACCCAAAAATAGTTTATTAACTAATTTAATTAGTTTTGATATTGATATAGACAAATTCACCAGTTTTATCGAAAAATATAAATTCAATCCCGAGATTGAAGGAATGACAACCGATGAGGTAAAAGTAAAATATGATAATATTATTCAAACACGACGGGAGTTAGAACAAAAATTATACGAATTGTATAATAATGACTACGATTCGTTGTATAGTGTAAAGTCATTGGTTGATTCTTCTGTTATTACTGGGATTCTATGGACGGTTTTAGCCACAACTATGATATATTATATTATAGTTAAATTATAGTATATGGATTCGAATATAAATATAAATATTGTATAATATATTAAATATGGATTATTCACAATTTAATATAGATTCTTTTCAAATATTGGATGGATATGTTGAAAGATTTACAAATTCAATGGATCCTTATGTCAATTTTAGAGAAGAACAGACGGAAGATCAAAATAAAAGCAATGGTATTGCGGAAGGTTTTGAAACCGAGGTTAATATTTACAATAACGTAAAAGCATCCATGTCATCCCCCGCAAGTATGAATAACTATGATGTAATAGATGACAGTGGTAATTTATTATATAAGAAAAATCTCAATTTTAAAGAAACCATTCCTAAATTGAAAGACGCAGTGTTAGAAGACTCAGTAAATATTATGAATTATAATAATAATGTATATGCGATTTCTGGTATTGCGATTGCGTTTTTAATATTAGGAGTTATTATTTCTTTGAAATAGGGGGATGATATGACTTAATTTTCTTCGTTTACTGTCAGGGGATTCACTTTTTGATGAATTATCCATTAGTGAAATACCATTTAGTGATTCGTTTGATCTTGGTGATTTATTTGATCTCTCTCTTTTAAGTGTCTTACGTTTACTATTTAGTAATTTGACATCTTTAACTGTTTTACTTTTTGGTGAAATATCCATACGTATGGGGTTTATTGTTTCTACTGGCGATTCGTAATTAATTGTTTTTGCTTTGTTTTCGATAAACATGTTTTTTATATAATGTTTTAATTCATCATCATACAATACATTGCCAGTTAAGTAAAAATAATGTAATAATAAACCATATACTTCAACAAAATATTTTTCTCGAGTTTTACCTAAGAATAATTTTACTTGATATTCTAGTTCTTCGTATAAATTATATTCTTTCCCTATTTTGTCATAATAAAACGCCTTATCTGGAAATTCTAAATACTCTTTATTGTCAAGGTTTTCAATGTCTTCAACACCGTATATTTTCAAAAATTTATTGGGGGTATTTTTTAACATCATATCACGTAATCTTTTAACTATACGATTAGTTATACGTTTCGTATTTTTAACAATTGTATTTATCTTCATTGTAAATGATGTTTTTGATGTAATAATTTTTGGATCTTTAATTTTTATTGCTTTATTTTTTGTTCGTTCATCTAAATCAAGTTCATAGTTGACGTTGTCTTGATAAGATAAACCACCTCCCAATTGTGTTGAATTATCCAGTAGTTGGGGTCTTTGTATTAATTCAGATAAACTTGTTTTATTATATTTAAAATTACCAATGGATGGGTTTACACTACCAATCCATAGAGTAGAATTATTTGTATACAAAAAGTTACTTCTATAAATTACAACACGTGAATTATATAGTTTAATAAATTGAATAATAGTAAAGTTATTTTTTATTATACTTGTGTATTGGTCAATTTCCATTATAGTCGTCATAATTTTCGTAGCATCAGTTTCAGTCTCGTCGTAGTCTTTCAATTGTGTTTTGTTTAATTTATCGTTTATTTTCGTAAGATCATCTATAAACTTTGTATAAACCCTAACGTCTACATCAAACGGAGTATCAATACCGGAAACATAAAGTTTGAGATTTTTAGTGCGGAGTTGTATTAAAGAATTTATAAATTGTAAATTGTCATTGTAAATTAATTCTTTTGCTTTTATAAACCGTTCTTTTGCTTTTTTAATAGTATTACCAGTCGGTTCAAAATTATGAATTGTTTGTAATTTTATTCGTACCTTTCCTTTTTCTTTTTTGCTTTCTGTTCCAGGTGTTAATATACAGTTTAATTGTAATATCATACATAAAAAGAAAACGACATGATCATTCGTAACCATAGAATACGATTCACTTTTATTTAACTCTGACCATATAAGCATAATTAATACTTGTAATACATCCCCCAATTCTTTAGTTATAAAAAATGCTTTTTTAACATCATCCGAAATATTTGACTGTTTTATATATGTATTTTTTATAGCATTTCCAGGAAACCAACCGATAGGCGTAGGGTTACCGTTTTTTTTATTGGTATTTACTATTATCGTTTTACCATCACTATAAGTTGGATTTGTATTATTACTAATTTTTGTATTACCAATATTAATAGTAAATTTATATCCTGTTTTTGTATATGTTGAATTAAGCGAAACACTTTCACTACCAATATATTTAAACCCAAAAAAATTAAAAAAATCCTTAGTTAACTTAAGTTCTACATTTTCTGTAGGAAATCGAATATCTTTATTTGTATCAATATTAGAGCGACCTGCCGGGTCTATAACTTCATTCGCAATGTTTCCAACATATTGAATTTGTCCATTGGCGTTGAGTTCTATAAAATCTTCCGGGCTTAACCCAGTTTCTTTAAATATAATACGATTATTTAACATTGTTCCTAATTTACTACCTTTTGACAATCTTGTCCACGTCTCTTTTTTCGTTATTGTTTCAAATTTTTCTCTAAATTTATCTTTCCAATTATCCAAAGAAACCTGTTTTGTATCTGTTGTCGTATAAATTAATGATAAAGGTGTATTCATACCAACATAATCGGCGACAGAAGGTTTTATTTTCGCGTCTTTTTGTATATCCACGCATCTCAATTTTTGTTGAAACACGGTAAATTTAGTATCATCCGGGTTAGTCGATATATCTGTCATAGCATCGGAAATTACATCATTTATAGGCATATAAAATTTTGAAGTTTCTATTTTAGTTCTAGTTCCGTTACTGTCTAGAGGATGGGTTATTACTATATGTCCTGTTTGTTTTTGACTTCCAGGTTCAAATGTCACATTAATACTATTACTCATAAGATTATATATACATATGGATAAAATTTATAACTTGCGGATTTCAGGATAAACCATTTTACCGATTATATTGATGGAGTTGTTAGTAAACAAATTCTGTCTTTTTATTTCAGTATAATTTAATTTTTGTAGTTTGTAATATTGTCTATATAATTAATAGAGTATATGGTTTCGTTTTTTTCGTTTTTAGTACTATATAAGAAAAAATAAACAACCCTATATACAAAAAGTTAAATGTACGTTTGAAGTCAATATTCAAAAGTTAACATTCAAACGTTAATATTCAAACGTCAATATTCAAAAGTCAACATTCAAACGTCAACATTCAAAAGTCAACATTCAAAAGTTAATATTATTTTATATATAAAAAAGAAAGGGGCGTCCGGGGAAACCGTAGGTTTCCTGGATTTCCTGGATTTCCTGGAAAATTGATTAAATACTATATATAGATATATAGACATATTTAATATACTACATTTGTAAAATGGCATCAACCAATAAAATTATTAGTATTTACAAGTCACGGACAACTATTATACAATTGTTAAACAAACAAGGATATGATACGGAAGATTATGACAACTTTAATATTAATGAGATCGACGCAATGACGGCAACTGGTCAGCTAGACATGTTTGTGTCAAATAAGACGTCATTGGCTAAGGTATATATAAAATATTATTTAGATTCCAAACAATTACGTGCTCCGGTATTAGACGATATTATAGAGGATTTGTTCACATCTTCGAATGGAGACCGTGTTGGAGATTCTATTAGCAGTGGACGGGAGGGTTTAGAAACCGCACTTTCTAAAAAAGACACTCTCGTTATTATTGTTGAAAATGAGCCGAATGAATCCATAACCGCAAAAGTGGAATATTTATATGAAAGAGACGGTATTTTCGTTGTCATCTTTAATATTCGGCGTCTTCAATTTAATATATTAAATCATCGTCTCGTTCCCCCTATTCATATTTTAAGACCGACCGAAAAAGAGGCTTTTATGACAAAATATAATATAAATAGTATAAATAAAATTCCTGAGATTAGCAGATTTGACGCACAAGCACAGGCCGTGTTTTTACGACCGGGGGAGGTTTGCCGGTTTGAACGAGAAAGTATTTCCGCGTTAAAATACGATTATTACAGGGTATGTGTATAACTCGGTCAGTGAATAAAACTATGTAATAGGTCGTCAAGTTCAGGAAGATTAACAAGAAAAATATTTCCAATATCAAAAAAATAAAATGACAATTAATATATATATAATGTCGTTAACACTCGAGTATATAGTGAGTATTAAGAATAAAAAAGTCCCCCTTTTTTATTCCGTTTCTTTAATAATTGGTATTTCCATTTTACTATCTTTCATTTCAAAAATTGTTGAAATGAAAGCACCCTTCCATAAAAAATATTGTGAAGAAGAAACACTCTGTCCTACCTTTTCTATCCTCTTTGTGCGTTTTTTACATTATATAACATCCCTATTCTTTACATTTTACTATTTTATCTTTAATGAAATATATGATATATATTTTTTATGTCTCTACGTTGTTCTAATCCTACACTGGCTTTTCGCGAATGATTGTATTCTTTCAAATTGGGAAATGTCGTTTTACAGTCAAAATAGTAATTTAGGTGAGACGGGACTATTACATCCACATTTACGCGTATTTGTCGGTGATTCGACCGATTATATTATTTTCTTTCAAATTATTGTAATGACGATTGGGTTTATACTGGTTTTGAATCGATGTAAAACACCGTATTATGTAATACTATTTGGGGCAACAGTAATAATATTACAAATGTATATGGTATTAAAAGACCGAATACAGATAATGGGTAATTGGGGAGGAAACACCAATAAAATCAAAGAAGTCAACTCGGTACAGTAAATACTCTCTTTCAGGTTTATTATATATCAATAATTTATATATATATATATATACATACATATGATAAAACACCCGTACATAATTTTATTAATAATAACGGTTGTTTTTACTATATTATCTTTTTTCTTTGAAATCCAAAGAAAAAAGACGAACCGATTGAATAAGATGGAAAAATTAACGATGGTAAAGAGGATGGGATTGTTTGTTACTCGTTATTTACATTATTTATTTTTGTTATATTTTGCGTTATTTTTATTGATTTTCAAAGAAAAGGGTCGAGATGCGGTGATATACATTATATTGGCGATTGTATTATCTTATTCTTGGATTTTCTTTGATTGTTGTATTCTTTCCTATCACGAATTGCGGTTTTATGGGGTTGACTATAATGAATATCAGACGAATTTTCATCCTTGTTTATATGCCGTCTTTGAAAATTACCAGGCTGTGCCACTTTACTTGTCTGGGGGGATAATGTTTTTTACATTTTTTTATCTGTTATTACAAAACCAAACAATACCGGCATCTTACCGAGTGATTATGGGGGGTATTTTTATGGGACTATTTATATATAACATAATAACTACGCGTTATTATGATACGAAATTGAGGTATCCGACTGATAAAGAACATATACTATATAGGTATTTTAGTTGATTTTTTATTTTACATTGGTGGTTAATTATCCATTAATTTTTTAACAATAAGACCCCCAACTGTTTTTAAACCGCCTATTATAGAGGTTGATTCATCTCCTTCACCCCCTACTTTATTTTGATTTCCATTTAAATTACTACCACCTTCATTCATATTTTTTGCTGGATTCGTAAAACCACCACCACCACCACCACTAGTAACATTACGTGGTTTTATATCCATATTGCCACCATTCCAGGTATCTTCATTATTATTACCCCCACCCATTTGTCCAAGATGAATGATAGGTGTAACATTAATATTACCATATCCACCGCCAATTCCACCCCCAATTCCACCCATCATTTTATCTTGTCCATATGGAAAAGATGTTTGTTCTCCACCACCCGCGCCGTTTCCTCCCCACCCACCAAAGAAACCAGCTGGTATTTTAGTGGTATGGGTTTGATTACCCCCTCCCTTCATTACAACAAAAGGATATAAATCCATTTTTGCTTCTTCAATTGTTAATATCTTCATATCTTCTTTAATGGTAGGATCATCTTTATTTACTATAGTAATATATTTTGGTGTTATATTTTCGACTTTATAAACCTTATTTGGATTTACTTCATTACGATAATGTACTAAATCACCTAAATTATATAAACCTGGTTCACTTGGTATATTTTCCGTATATGGTGAAAACGTCGAATTTTCTTTAGAATAATCAGGCGAGTTATCCGGATAAGGTGGGGAATACCCACTTGTTTGTGATACTGGTTGGTTTGTTAAATCTTCATAATCGAATGGGTTAAATTGTGGAGACGCGGGAGGGGTGGCAGATTGTGGAATTGCTGTATTTGGTCGAGAATTAAAAATCGGTTTATCAAAGAAACTGTCCATATCTGAATCTGGTAACTCTATGTTCGTCACTTCGGAAGGTTGATACGGATTAAATGGTTTTGCTTCTGTGGTTGGATTTCGCAATCTTTCCGCAATATATTTTGAATATTCTTTAAATTTTATAGTATTTGGCTTGGGTTCGCTTCCTTTTGTTTCCCATTCTCCTCCCCCAAATGTTAAATTATCAAATTGTTTAATATTATCATCTGTAATGAGTCGAAGTTGAACCCCCATCGTCGCCATTTCATGTATAAATAATTTAAACGCATACGGAACAGCAACAATACTAAAATTCCTGCCAAAACGTGAAACGGTTTCTAGATGCATTTGATTTTCCAAATCAATTGTAAACTTTAATGGACCATCCACCGCGGGACTCAAAAAGTGATTTTTAGCAGAATTATATATAGCAATCAATCCGCTCTGGTTACAAACTGCCATATAGTATTTATCACCCTTCTCCATCATCGCATCTTTTAAAAACGCAGACATACCATGTGAAAGTATCGAATCTTTTTCCATCTCACCCACTCGGAGTCCACCATCATTCGCTCGTCCGCTTACTGGCTGTCTCGTCAAGTTTGAACGCGGTCCAGAAGCACGATAATTGATTTTATCTTTTACCATATGTTTAAGTCTCATATAATACGTCGGACCAATAAATATTTCGCTTTCGATTTGTTCTCCTGTCATTCCATTATACATTATTTCATTACCACTCGAATGAAACCCGGCCTTTAAGAGGTCTTCTGTCATTGTTCGCGAACCGTCCATTGTTGCCCGTGAAAGTTGTTCGCCGTAAAAATGGACTTTTGTTCCGCGCTGATTAAAAGCGGTACAATCGCCAAACCCACCATACATAATACACGCCTTCCCCGTAATAGATGATATAAGTTGACCGATTGTCATACGTGAAGGTAATGCGTGTGGGTTAATAATCATATCTGGACGTGTACCGTTAATCGTAAATGGCATATCGGATTCAGGAATAACCATACCGATGGTTCCTTTCTGTCCAACAGTAGAGGCGAATTTGTCACCGAGGGTAGGAATTCTCTGTTCACAAACACGAACTTTTGCGATTCTCTCTCCCGTTTCTCCCTCGGTAATAAATGTTTTATCGACGACTCCAATTTGCCCTTTTTTCGGTTTCTTTGAATTATCGATACGTTTCCCGTCTCCTAATCCACTATTGGAGGTTAATCCAATTAAAATTGTTTTATCATCTATATAAGTTCCTTCACGAACAATACCGGTCGAATCCAATTTACTATAATCATATCCGGCTTTTGTTCCTGTGACGGATTCATCCCGTTCAATATCTGAAAACTTTTTATCAACTACACTATCTCCTTCTTTGGATTTTTCTTCGTGTGTTTCATATGTTGAATAATATGTTGTTTGAAATAGTCCGCGTTTAATCGACGCTTCATTAATCAATATCGCATCTTCTACATTATAACCGGTGTAACACATAATCGCAACTATCGCGTTTACTCCATACGGATTCTCCTCATTATTAATATGTTTTAAATATTGACTTTTAATGAGAGGTCGTTGTCCGTAATTTAATACAACTGCCGTTTTATCCATTCGAACTTGATAATTTGTATGATACATTGAACACGCCTGTTTGCTCTGTCCAGATGAAAAAAGATCTCTTGGTAGCGGATTGTTTTCAGGAAAAGCGGTTTGATTACACATAACTCCCAATAATAGTGATTCATGTATTTCACAATGAGTGTATTTCATCAACGTCTTGTTCTTTAAATCGTCGTAATTTACAGCAATCATTGTATTTTCCGTTTCGCTACTGTCAATTATATCTATTATCGCACGTTTGTCATCCGGTAGTTTCCCGCTTTTTAAACTATACAATTCTTCAATCGTGTATAATTTACCATTGAAAAGACTGAAATTCTTATTCGTTTTCGGTTGAAACCCGGCAACCAACTCAGTCCAATCAAAATCCCCGTCTTTTAATTGACGCAAGATTTCAGTATTTTTTTCAAAACTGGCAAGGGGGGGGTGGGTTGTACGTGATGTTTTTTTCAAATCTCTTTCGTCTTTCTCAACATAAAAAATGGGACGACATAATCGCCCATCGTCTGTGTAAATATAAATAGTATTGTATTTAATATCAAATGTTACACTTACATATATCGGAATAAGCGAATGACGGCGATATAGTTTTATTTTATCTACCGTTTCAAATGGCTGAGTTACACACCCCGCCCAGTATCCGTTGACAAATACCTTCGTCATCTGGGATACCTCAAACGGTTTACAAGATTCCAATAAAATAAGATTAATATTTTCACGTAACCATACCAATAGAGGCTCCCTCGAAAATCCGCGAGTAATTTGTGTAGTTATTGCCAGACTTTTATGGAGACCAATATTTCCGCCGTCAGGTGTATCAATCGGGTCTATAAATCCCCATTGTGAATTATGAAGCAGACGTGGTCCTACAATTTTAAGTCCGGAATCGATGGGGAGAGTTATCTTTCGTAAATGACTAATATATGTATTAAATGATAGACGATTTAGGTCTTGGACAATACCGAGACGTTTGGTGTGTGAGTAAGCGCCCCAATTGCCTTTAAATGCTTTCTTAAAACCGAGTTCAAGTGTTCTCTCCGAAAACGCATTCCGGTAATTTTGTTCGATTAATGCCTTTAAGTCGGTTTCATAGAGATTTTGGTGATAATACAGTGTTTTTTCGAGATCAACATATATTTCTTTTTGTTGAATATTATAATATTCGCGGAATAGTTCGTATATAAGTGTTCCAATTAACTCAACCCGTTTATATTTGAAATTGTCTCTGTCGGTCTTTGGTTCAAATCCCAATTTCACCGATAAAAGCCGGAATACCATATATCCCAAATAATAGGCTTTTTGTGTATAATTAGTTTCGCCTATATGAGGGAGGACATAATCGGTTAATATTTCGATTGCGTGAGTAATTGTCTTTCCCTTTGTGAGTGAAGCAATGTATTTTAATGCGGTCAGCTGTGTTAATACCCCTCCCGCATCATGAACGGATGGAATAAATAAATCGACAATAGATTCATATTTTTCTATGTCGAGAAGGCACATTTCAATAATTTCTTTATCGCTAATAAACCCGAGGGCACGGAAAACGATGAAAAGTGGAACCGGTTTTCGAACGTTTGGAATCGCAACAACAATATTTTCATTTGTATATTTGACAGAAGGAGCAACTAAACGAATAGAAAATGTGCGTATAGGTTTTGAAGAATTTTCACTGACAGAACGGATTTCCGCACTATACATGTATTTTAGATCACCTAATTCCATCTCATCTTCTGGGTTTTCATCGTCCAGATAAGAACGTATATATAACATATTATCAGCGAATTTTTCTTGTGGAACAACGACCTTTTCCTTACCGCCAATAATAAAATACCCACCCATATCGTTTTTACATTCTCCCGCATTAAACCGAACTTCTTTCGGCATTCCATTTAATATACAAAAACTGGATTGAACCATTATAGGAAATTTACCCAAATAAATTTTAGAAAGTGTCATTTGCCTTCTTTGAACATTGTTAACTACCGACTTTGCGGTAGCTTCCATAATTATAGACGCCATGTTTGGGTCAACATCTGCTACATTAACTGTCTTCTTTTTCTTTCGTGGTTTTGATTCTGTCCCCGGATTTCCACCCGGTCCTCCACCGTTTTGTGTGGGAATGTTCTTAAAATTATTGTATTCACCACCTCCTTCGATGGGGTCGTCATTATCTCCACCAACTAATTCGTTTATATCCATGCCACCACCTACTAAATTCGGTTTCTCCCCTTGTTTCAAAATATCAATAAATTCGACATCGACATCGTAATGTATTGTCATGGAATAATCCATATTTCGTAATCGTGCTTCGTTTGGAAACATATAGTGTTCATTATCCTTATCATAAATATTCGGCTTTCCAAAATATATCTTATTACCGTTTTTACCACCAAAATATAATTCACATTGATACCTATAATCGTGTATTAATTCGTCATACCCAGAGAATATTTTTACGGGATTCTTTTCTTGAAAGATTTTATATATCCCATTTTTAAAAAAGTCGTCATAAGACTCTAAATGATGGGAGACTAAACATTGTGGATTGTCTTCAAAGTATTTATTTATAATATTCCAAGTAACTGTGTTTACGGTTTCGAAATCAAAGGGGTCAGATTTAGCTGTTCGGCTTGTCGGATGATTACTTTTGCTGGGGGGAGGAATAAAAGAGGGGGTGTCGACGGGGGCGGATAAGGAAGTATCTTCCCCCTCTTTATCTTTTCTTTTTGATTCGTCGGTGGTTCCGTTTGGATCGGTACTATCTTTGATTTTAGAGTAATCAAATTTAATACGTTTACTTTTTTCATTGTCCATTATTTATAAATAATATATATTTTTATATTCTACTCGAAACACATTGAATATATGATTTATCACGATTCCTCTCATACCTATAAAAATAATCAAATCTATGTAGGTATTATATAGCAAATGTCAGATATTATGGATTATTTGTTCGGACCTTTAGGCAAAGATTGGTGTATCTATTTTTACGTTTTTTCTATAATTAATTTTCTTTTAATCTTTATTAATGGATTCTTGCTTATTAATTATGCTATGAGTAAATTTGTTAATTATTATATGATCGGTTTAAAGGGGTTTCTTGTAATAATGAACATAACCTTTTATATTCAATTCCGTATACTACAAGGGATGTGTATTAAGTCAAATAAGTAAATTAACCCTTTGTCGTTTCTGGACTTTTAAAATTTTTCATTTTTTCTTATATTGTAATAAAAAACGAAACCATAACTGATAGTAACTATATACATAACGTTAGAAAATACGACCCCCTCCGTCGATATAATCGACAAGGGTTAAGTTAATAAAAATCGTTGGTTGTAAAGAGAGAATGAATAAATTTATATATTATATTATATACAATGTCGGATATTATGGATTATTTGTACGGACCGTTGAGTAAAAATTGGTGTATGTATTTTTACCTTTTCTCCATTTTTTACTTTTTAGGCATTTTTATTTGTCTATTTCTTTTTATTCGTTACACGATGGGTAAAAATGCCAATCCTAATCTAGCTGGACTCATGTTTACTTACTCTATCGGTTCAATATTCGCATATGTTCAAATGCGTATATTACACGGTATGTGTATCAACTCAAGTGAACCTGCCCACCCGATTGTTAATAAATAAAGAAGTATTTGTCTCCCCCCGTTACTTTCGTCGGGATCTATTAATATTTAGGCGTATAAATAATATAGTTCTATGGACGTATTATATTATTCTAATAACTGTAATTTTTCTCAAAAAGTTATTCAACATATTGTTAAAACCGGTTTAATTGAAAAAGTGTCTTGTATTTGTATTGACAAGCGACAAAGAGATCATAATAACAATAATATATTAATTTCTTTAGAGAATGGAAAACGTGTAGTTCTCCCGCCAAATATTCAAAGTGTCCCGGCACTTCTTCGAGTGAATAAAAACTATACCGTTCTTTTAGGCGATTCTCAAATAATTGAATATTTGAATCAGCATTATGGTAATCAACAATTGAATAGTCCTATATTACAATCTAATGGTGAACCGATTGCGTACGGATTTAGTGGCACAGGAGGCGGTTCGTTTAATACAAATATTTCATCTGAGAAATTTACAAATTACAATCTAACACCGGAGGATTTAAACGCAAAAGGAACGTCGAAGGCGAGAGATTTATATAATTACGTTCCCGCAACTCATGAAGTTGGTTCAATTCAAGCTCCGCCTGAAACATACAAGCCTGATAAAATACCGAGTAATTTGACGTTAGAAGTAATTGAACAAAAACGTGCGGCAGATATTCCCTTTCAACCTGGACTAGCGATTTAAGAAAAACCCTTATTTGATCCAACGCGCAAATCCGCACATTAGTTAAAATCAGTATTTACAATGTCAAGTTTACGTTGATACCAAGTATGATGTTATTTTTTATAAAATGCTAAAAAAATAGAATTTTATAAAATGGTTGTTTTCAAATAAGGGTTAAAGAGTCAAAAAGGGGTATTAGTGTTTATTTTTATTCTTTTTCTTTGGATTTGTGTTTTGTTTTGAATTCGGTTTTGTCATTTGAACCGGGGTTACTTCATTCATATTTATACCATCACCTATAGTAACTTTATAGTTGGTGGGTATTTCGGTAGGTGGTTGTACTTCGGTTGTGGTCGAGGTTGATGATATAGATGCGGTCGCAAGTGCGTGTTCTAACTGTGACGCTTTTTTTTTCATCATTTTTTCTTTCAACTTTTCCCTTGTTGAACTTTGTTTAGTTTTTTGTTGAAAAGCGTTCATATCGAATTTCCCCTTTCCGCCTAAACCCGACATTTTAGATATATTTTTAAACATTTCTTGAAATTGTTTGGTATCACCCATACCCTTCATTTTATCCATTATTTCTGTCGCTTCTTTCAATAACTCATCTTGTGAAATCTCCCCCGATGAAATTTTATTATTTAACTTATCACTGACGGTTTTAATCAATCCCGTCATCTTCTCTGGATTTTTTAATAAATTTTGTATAATATCTTTGGTTGAAGTCGGTTGGTTTTCATCATTTTCACCAAATATATTTCCCATATCTTTGGCAATTTCCTCGGTAAGTTCCTTTGCCAAAGAACCAATTTTACCATCAAAAAGTGTTTTCAAATGACCATATATATCTGTTATGTTCGGCATTCCTTTCATTTTTTCAAAGAAACTGGATGGATTGGAGGGGTCGAAGTCATCGGTGTCATCGTCGGGGTCGGCGTTGGAATCACCCTCTGCCTTGTCGCTTTCAGGAACGTGGGGTGTATCACTGCTGGTATCAGTTTCCATTCCCTCGGTCATTGATTGAAAGAAATTCCCCATACTTTCCATCGTTTCATTCAACTTTTCAAATAACTCTTTCTCATCAATTCCTTCAAATAACTGTTTTGTGGAATTACCGAACCCTTCTTTGGAATCAACCGAACCAACAACTGTCATAAGAATTAATTGAAGATAATTCCACATAATTTTACGAGTTTTACTACTAACATTTTCACAATTAAACAATAGTTTAAAATCAACATCCGGTAAAAACATCGCCGATTTTACCGCGTTTTCTTTAAAAATATCTTCATTGTTGTAAAGAATATCGAAAAACCGTTCCGGGAAAAATAAAACACAATATTGATAAATAAATCGTATTTCTTCCTCTTTCTTGGTAGAATTATACGATTCAAATGTTTCAATCGTCCATCTTTGCCAAAGATGAGTATATTCCGGAAAGGTTGTTGAAAGATCAGTAGTAAAATCGTATATTATCTTTTCAAAATTTTCAGGTATAGGTTTCTCTAAAGATGTGGTTTTGTTGGTGGTTGTATATTCAGTACTAGAGTCAAAATCGGACATATTCGATTATGTTATTATGTATAAGAAAAAGAATCTTTGTTTTTAACCTATTTTACAAAGGTAAATCTTCAATCGCTGTTTCTTTATTTTCATTTTCTTTGATAATAGTTTGTTCGGTTATATCACTTACACCAGAACCGGTTTTATTCAATGTTGTTAAATCTACTATATAGTTGTCTCTACTTATCGATTTTAAATTTATATATGGGTCTTCGTTATTACTAAAATACCCATTATATTTACGACTAGATTTTCTCTTTGAAATTTGCTTCATTTTGTGTGAATCTTCACTAATAAATATAGGACTATAGCTATTATTATCGTTATTTTGATTGAACCATATACGTCTATTTTCATTGATGGATGTTATTTTTCCACAAATATCGGGTCGTTTTAATAATTTCGATTTATTATTTGAATATTCACCGTTTTCTTTGTTCTCAATACTTTCAGTCTTTTCATCCTTATTTATTTTTAAATTAAAGTTGTTTATAATAAAATCCGGTATTATTTCGCTATTTTCCATTAAACGTTCAAATTCTATACGCGTAAATTTGATAAAATGACGGGCGTCGATACGTTCCATTGGTTCTTTCGACAGTTCTATACGAATACTTCTCGCTATCTTATCCCACGCGATTGATAAAATACGATGTGTTTCTTTCAATTCTGAAAATCGGTAATATTGTTGTATTGTCGTAATAATCCCCACGCCGATTGTAATAAACCCAGCAAAGAAGGGAATTATATATTGATATTCTTCAGGTATACTTGGTATTCCAAATGATGCGGTTCCACTAATCGTTGATAATACAATACATGGTATGGTAAGATAAGAATTAACACTTTTATAATATTTGTATGTCTCGATATTCAGCCATTTATAACATTGGGCTATATCGCACCATTCCGCTAATATTTCTTCATTTTCAAATGACCATTCAATCGCTTTACGTGTGCTACAGTTGCTTGTTATATCATCTTGTTCTGTATTTATAGCATATTTTAAACGATTCGTGGCTTGAATCGCGGAATCCATTCTATACTATATATTACTTTGGTATTTCATTGTTATGGGGTGGGGTCAAGGTATTATAAATGAAATAGATGATGTTATAATATAGTATGGATACGTCATCTGAAAATACAATCGTAATTGATATAATCGGTATTTTACAGAATGCTTTACAGACGTTTGACAATAAACATGGGATTGTGTTAACGAATAACGAAACGGATTTTATAAATCGATTAATGAAAGAAAGTCCACAAGCTTTCCATGACGTTTCTAGTGAAATAAGTTCTATATTACAAAATCGTGTAATTGAGATTAGTGATATACCACAACTATTGTATATCATTGCGGTAATTTATATTAAAGAATTTCAGTATAAAAATATTAACGTGATTGCCTGTATTCAATATACTTTAGAAACAATTATTGAATCTGGGTTATTACCAATTAATAATTATGAAGAAAAACTGTTAAAAATGATTATAGAAACTTCTTTAAAATTATTGAAGACGAATCTACCGATGATTGAAGAAGTGGTAGAGGATGTGATTGAAGAAGTAGTAGAAGATGCGGAAAAAGTTGCGGTATGTTTTAAGAAATATCTGTGTTTTTGCTAATTTATCCGTGTAAAAAAGATGTGTATATGTAAAAGTTTCATAAATTTTCACTCAATGGTGTATATATGCCTTCGTTAACGGTTGTGGGTGGGTGTGTTTTAGTAAATGATATTTTAGAATCAAGAAACGGATACGTCAGTGGGGGTGGAAAAAGCAACCCCAAGTTTAAAGATTTAGGAGTACCACTTCTAGGAGTACCAGGTCTTCGTTTATCAACCAATCAAAATAATCGCGTTACAAAATCAAACACCAACAAACCCAATGAAACCCAGTATATAGACCAAGAACTGTTTGATAACCTCGTAAAAAAAATAACATAAGAGTAACTCGGTAGATGCCCAGTTAAATCGTTAATATTCATTTTATAATTTAAAATAAAGAATAAAATGAACATGTCTGAAAATAAAAATAACTTATTTTCGAGCTTTTTTCGTAAAGAAGATATTAAAAAATTATCCAAAGAAATAATAAAACCGGTTGTAAATATAATTTATGATGAAATATACCCGTATATATGGTTTATTTGTATATATAACGTCTTTTTAATTTTTATAACTTTAGCAAATTTATTTTTACTTGTTCGTTTATTTAAAGAAATACATCGGTTTCAAGGGAGTTGTGAAATGACGTAGGGGGGGAGGGGCATTCCTCTTACTCCCCCACCCCCGCGATTGATGTATATATAAATAATACTATAATATATAATGAGTGTAATGCTAACACCTGATGAATATCATGGAGGAAACCTTGGTGCTTCTGGTTATGGCGCTAGTGCTATTGGATCTAATCAATCAGTTTCTTCTAATGGAGGAGGTGTTTTAGCCAATCCAAATAATTACGGTGGGGGGTGTTCTGCTATGTCAGGAGGTAGTAAAAGAAGAACAAAACAATACAGAAAAAGGTATGGAGTAGGAATGTCCCGTAAACGTTGTAAGAGCGGTAGGCGCGGTAGGCGCGGTAGAAGTAGTAGATGCCAAAATAAAAGAACTCGTAAATATTAAATATATTATTCATCTAGAACCCCTCCATCCATCCCTACCGCCAGTTTTAGGAATAATTAAATACAAATACTTTATAAAATATAAAATATTTGAACCAACTCTCACACGAACCAAACTCTCACACGAACCAAACTCTCACACGAACCAAACTCTCACACGAACCAACTCTCACACGAACCAAACTCTCACACGAACCAAACTCTCACACGAACCAAACTCTCACATGGTTAATATCATTCTATATCGTTATTTATGTAACAAATATATATTGTACTTTACGTGGGTTGAAACCTGGTTTTTTTATTCAATAATTATTTATAATGAACACACCGACCAGTTACAATAATGAATTAGAGATATATGAACCAAATCAAACATTCGATTTTAACACTGTTTCTTTAACAACACCAACTCTTTCATCCGGTGGTAATTATTTTATTAAATACCACATGTCAAATACAGAATCACTTTATATTCAACCCCCAAAATGCACCACAAAACAGGGATTTGTCAAAGCAAATGGAGGTAAACGAATGTATTGTGATTTAGTATTTTCAAATACAAACGAATCTTTCATTCGATGGATTGAAGATTTAGAGAAATATTCGCAAGAATACATATTTAAAAATCGCGATAAATGGTTTGAAAGTCAGTTGGAAATGGAAGATATAGAGAATTCTTTTACACCTTCTTTGAAGATCTATAAATCGGGGAAATCTTACATACTCCGAACAATTGTTCCAACACGTTTAGGAAAATGTGGATTAAAAATTTTCAACGAAGACGAAACTGAATTCTCTATAGAAGACTTTAAAGAAACAACAAATGTAATTTCTATTTTAGAAATACAGGGTATTCGATGTTCTTCAAAGAGTTTTCAAATTGATATTGAAATTAAGCAAATGATGGTTTTAAAACCAGTGGTTTTCTTTGACAAATGTATTATTAAGTCGACTGCCTCTCAACCGTGCCCCTCGACGGAGGCTTCTTTAGTAAATAGTAATATTATTGAAAAAAAGGAGGAACATTTATTTAATACAGAAAATGTCATAAACACCGTCTTACCTATTACAAAGACGGATGATGACGATAAAAGTATTCAATATACACCAAAAATACCGACAATCCAACCGGAGATAGAACCAATATGTATTCTGGAAAACGAAACGGACGAGTTAACGGAAATAGAGTTTGATTTAGAAAAAATCAATATTGAAAATGATGATCCAATAAATCTAAAGAACAGAAACGAGATATATAAAAATATGTATGAAAAAGCGGTAATGAAGGCGAAAGAAACCCGAAATTTAGCGATATATTCTTATTTAGAAGCAAAAAAAATAAAAAATTTATACTTGTTGGAAAATACAGATGTATAAATTTAGGATTTTGTCCCCCTCCTCCTCCTCTTTTTTCCCGATAAAGACCACTGAGAAAGGGGGGTATAAAAAGGTTTCATAGAAATATCATACGTTTATATAAATAGTAATGTTTAAGGATTCTTTTAATAAAATATTTAGTGGAAATAATATATGGATTTTAGCCATAATAGTGATAGTCCTTATGTTTTTACTATATTCTTATTCGGAATCAAAGGGGTCATTTTACGACAAAATGACGGATGGGTCGGCTCCTTCAAATAACATATCGCAATTATCGAATATTAAGGTCGATGAAGCCCCCTCTACAAATAGTGGCAATTACGCAAACCTATCGTCAAATAAAAATTACACACTACAACCGGTAGCAAACCCGAGCGAACTTTTGCCAAAAGATAAAAACAGCGAATGGGCTTCTTTGAATCCGGTTGTTGGTGGAGATGGAATTCAAGCCCCCGACCTTCTACAATCCGGATACCATATTGGAATTGATACTATAGGACAAACATTAAAAAACCCATCTTATGACTTAAGGAGTGATCCTATTATAGAAAAGAAAATTATAGGACCTTGGAATATGTCCACAATTGAGCCCGACTTGGCACGTGTTCCTCTTGAGGTAGGGTACGGTTCAAGATAAACAGGGGGAGTAGACACTCTCTTCACGATATTAGTTTTATTATTTCAATATAACATTAAATATTTTACATTTATAAAATATTTGAATCTCTTCACGGCAAATGTATTTTATCCAAACTTCCATTCGTAATAACCTGATATATATCATATGTAAATAGAGCCAACTCTATAACATTTTCGTGAATACTATAAAAAATAGTAATATATTTACATAATAGTTTAATAATCTCATATTTTTCGTCTTCTTTCAATAATGACGTCCCTTTGACGAATATAAAGAAGAGTTCCAATATATCTATTACACTAAACCCATAATCGTGAATATTAAATATGGTTTTTATTGCTTCATTCAACTGTCCTTCTTTCAAAAGCGTAATATAATTTTCAAAGATATATATTTTAATATCCGCGCATATATTCATACACGTTTCTAATGATATAACGGAGTCGGGGGGAATGGATGAAGGTGTGGCGGTAATGTCGATATTCCCCCCTGTAATTATATATATTTTTTCCATATAATTAATCAATGTTCGTATTGAATGGTTCGAATATTTTAATATAAATTCCTGGCACTCGATTGACAAATAAAGCTGTTCTTCTTTCATAATCTTATTCATCAATTCTTTTACTTGGGTTTTGGAAGGAGGTTTTATATGTATTATATGAAGTCGTGATTGGATACTTTCGATCACTTTTTGAATATTCGTACATACCGATATAAAATGAACATTATGTTTATATTTATCTATATAATTACGAAAAACGTGTTGACTCTGTTCATTAATTGTATCTATATCATCTATTATAATCATTTTCTTTTTACCGAAAATAGTACTATGGGATTGACTAAATGTTTTCATTTCGTTACGGTAAAACCCGATTCCTTGTTCTTTCAAATTATTAATATATAATATATCATTGTTGTTTTCAAGAGTAAATTGGTGATCTGTGGTGGAAGTGGCGGAATCGTTTTTTTGGTAATATTCGCGAATAATAGCATTTAATATAGTGGTTTTTCCGGAACATGTGTCGCCAATAAGAAGTATATTTAAATCTTCGATTGCCAAGAGGGTTTTTAATACAGTCTTTAATTTCTCATCCGCACAAAAACCGTCGATCGTGTAAGGACGATATTTGTTTATAAATAAGTCATGTAAAATAGGAGTGGGTGAAGTAGATGAATTATGTGAGGTAACACAAGATGACATGCGATAATTGTATTTTTATTTACTAATAATGTTTTTTTATACAACTTCTTTTATAAAGAGAAGAGAGGAATTATAAGATTGTATAATAACATTGTATAATAAATATAAATAATGAATTCGACCTGTAGATCAGGATTATTTAACCGGATCGACGAAAAGAATGGATTTGTCGGTATAGGGATATTGCCCCTAGACACTGTTTCCGCCATAGAAGGTTTGGCAAATGAATATATGGGACTTATCCCTGATAAATCGAAAACAACATTTCATACTTATTATACTGAATTACCACCCGGTTCTTTGAAAACCGGATTTGATAAAATACAATATCATTCTATTTGGGGAGGTATATGTGGTAATTCAATCACATCCAGATGTATTTTACGTCCTGTCATCGAAATGAATGAAATATATTACTCAAACCCAAAACCGTCATTCACCGGTCGTTTATATGGTGCGGCTGCCAATTTCCTTCCTCATCGCGATTGTATTCTCTTTCATTTTTTTGGAATACGCTTCTATAGAATTATTATCGGTTTAACTTCCGGAAACAACGATACAATAACGAGATTTATAGATTACAACATGAACCATACGATAAATAAGGGGGATTATATGATATTCGATTTCGATCGAACCCTTCATCAAGTAATAAAAACCGGACTTACTGAAACACCCCGTATTTTATTAAAAATACATTATATCGTTTGTCGAGACTGTATATTTAATGAAGAATATGTTAATTTTGTCTCTTTTTTTTACAAAGGATATTATCATATAGCCAGATATACCGAACAATTAGGAACAGACCCAACCGATTGTCTCGGGTATTTTTTAGGAACATTATGGGAATGGCCTTTCTATCCCAGTTTCAAATATTCTATAGGATTTTGTATGATGGTTATTTTCTTTGTGATATATTGTCGTGTATCGAATAGACGTTAAAAAATCAAGTATTAAATTGATTTGATTTTTTATATATAAACACTATTACGAGGTATTGGTTTCATTAATTTTTATATTAAATATTTTATAAATTACTAAAAAATAGAATATTATAAAAGGGTTGTTTTAAATAAGGGTTAATGTTTTTATTCGGTTCATCTATTGATATAACATACTACACCCGGTTTAGTTTCAAATGTCGAAACCGTTAATGGTTACTAAAACGTAAAATATTTGAAAACATCAACTTATGGGGGGTAAAGTGTAAAATGTACAAATAAAAAATTGATTTATTTATTTATATATAATTACTATTACATAAGATACTATTATTACAATATATTTACACAACAACATGACATCCACGACCCCCCGTAGACATTCTGCCCGTTCAAAGGAGGAAAATTACGAAAGAACTCTAATATTTGACGTTGAAACAACCGGACTTCCACAAAAAACCAGCGATATTAACAAACAACCGTATATTATACAAATATCATTCATTGTTATTAATGTTTTCAAAGAAAACACGGTGAGTTATGAAACTGTCGTTGAATATAATGAATATATACGAATAAACGATTCAATCGAGGTGTCACCCAAAATTGTGGAAATTACCGGGATTACCAAAGAAAAATGCGTAAGAGACGGAGTGCCTATTACAAACGCTCTTTGTAAATTTTATAAGGAATATATGAAAGCTGATCGTATCGTTTCACACAATATCGATTTTGATTCGAAGATGATTTTGTTTGAAATCGAACGAAATTACAATAACTTAACAAGAATGGGGTGTGAGGTTCCGTTTGCTATCTTCAATCGGATGTTTAATAAAATAAACAATATAAGTATTTATTGTACAATGATGGAAGGTAGGGATGTAGCTAATATTGTGATTGCTTATAAACAATCGAACGTCTCAACAGTTTCTGCGACACCCCTTCCACGCCAAGCACGAACATACAAAAAAAATCCAAAATTAATTGAATTATATACACATCTTTACCCCGAACGTGAACAACCGGTAGGATTACACGATTCGTTGGTAGACACAAAGGTTTGTATAGATTGTTATATAAAATTACAACAACCCACGTTCACAAAACTCGAACGTTTAGGGTGTGGAGGAGAAGAAAAAGAAGAAGGGATATAAAAAGAAATATTCTCAAAAATTTATCATAAAACTATAAAAAATGGATGTATAATAAAATAAAATCATAAAAAAAACATTTTTTATATGATTAACGATTTTCGGGTTAATGAATTTATTATTTTAATCGGTCACTTTAAGATACTATATTATAAATTGTGTCAAATATTTGAATTTTGTAAAAATGTCGAAAACGGTGAATAATTATACTTTGTATTTCTTCTCTTAGCCCAGCTTAAGCCGAACACATTTCACAAGCGGGGTCAGTTTCTGTCTCGGATGTCATCTTTGTTGGTTCTATAGTAAATTGTTGTGCGTTATGTTTCGCTCTTCTTCTCAAGTAATAGATACCCGTTTTCAAACCTTTACTCCACGAGTAAAAATGCATTGCTGTTAATGAATTATAATTAGGATCTTCTAGCCATAGATTCAAACTTTGACTTTGACAGATATATATACCTCTATCCGCACTCATATCAATCAAAGCCTTCATCGGTATTTCCCATACAGTCTTATATTTTTCTTTGATTACATCAGGAATTGTTGGAATCGATTGAATACTTCCATTGTTTGCAATAATATGATTCTTTACCTGATCATTCCATATACCCTGATTTATTAATTCTTTCATTAAATACTTATTTGTTATAATAAATTCCCCTGCCAATGTTCGACGCGTGTATATATTACTCGTTATTGGTTCAAAACACTCGTTAAACCCGAGTATTTGCGAGGTTGATGCGGTAGGCATCGGTGCCAATAAAAGCGAATTACGTAAACCGTGTATTTTTATTTCTTCCTTTAGTGCGTTCCAATCATACCGATTATTTGAATGCGATTCGATCCCCCATAGATCAAATTGAAGGAGACCTTGACTCGCAGGTGAGCCATCGAAAGTTTCATATTTGCCATCCGTCTTTGCCATTTCCATTGATTGTTCCAACGCTCCGTGGTATATTGTTTCGAAAATTTGTCGATTGAGTTCCCGTGATTCTGTCGACGCGAATGAAAACCCTAACATTATAAAAACGTCAGCCAATCCTTGAATTCCGATCCCTATCGGGCGATGACGCATATTAGAAACCCGTGTTTTTTCAGTAGGATAATAATTAATATCTATAACACGATTCAAATTATAAGTTACTATCTTCGCAACATCGTGGAGTTTGTTGAAATCGAATGTAGGGGGTGTAGTCGTTTCATTTACAAATGTAGGTAAACCGATCGACGAAAGATTACATACAGCAGTTTCTGTGTCAGTAGAAACCTCCATGATTTCTTGACACAAATTAGAGGACTTAATAATACCTATGTTTTTTTGGTTACTTTTACGGTTAGCCGCATCTTTAAATGAAATATATGGTGTTCCTGTTTCCATCTGTGCGTCCAAAATTTTATACCATATTTCTCTTGCTGGAACGGATTTACGTGCCCGTCCTTCTGTCTCATATTTCGTATATAATGCTTCAAATTCGTCCCCATAAACGTCCGACAACCCCTTACACTCATTCGGGCACATAAGTGACCAGTTCTCATTGTTTTTTACTCTTTTCATGAAAAGGTCACACATCCAAAGTGCGTAAAAAAGGTCACGTGCCTTCATTTCCTCGTCTCCATGATTTTTCCGCATTTCTAAAAATAATTCTATATCTGCGTGCCAAACTTCGAGATAAATTGCGAAACTACCATTACGTTTGCCTCCTCCTTGGTCAACGTACTTGGCTGTATTATTAAAAACGCGGAGCATAGGAACAATACCATTCGATGTACCATTTGTACCGCAAATTTGGCTACCTGATGCCCGGATATTGTGAATATGGAGCCCTATCCCCCCTGCGTGTTTGGAAATAAGAGCACAATCTTTTAATGTATTATATATACCTTCTATACTGTCATTTTCCATTGCCAAAAGGAAACAGGATGAACATTGTGGATGGGGTGTTCCGGCATTAAAAAGAGTGGGTGTGGCATGAATAAAGTATTTTTGTGACATATAATAGTATGTTTCCAATACACGATTAAAGTTTGTTCCGTGAATTCCAACCGCTACACGCAACCAAAGATGTTGGGGTCTTTCTAATACACGTCCGTTCGAACGCATCAAATACGACTTTTCAAGTGTCTTGAAACCGAAAAAGTCGATTAAATAATCGCGGTTATAATCACATATAGAATCCAAATATTCGGCATTTGACGAAACGATTTTCCAAGTTTCGTTGGAAATAAGGGGGGCGTGTTTTCCATTCTTGTCTGTATGATTATATAATTTTTTAATAACTTTAACAAAAGATGACTCTGTATTTTTATGATGATTTGATATAAGAATTCGTCCAGCTAAAATATTGTAGTCAGGGTGGATTGAACTCATTGACGCACATTGTTCGGCGGTCAATTCGTCGATTTTTGTGGTTGAAATACCATCATACAGTTGTTCAATAATTTTTATAGAAATGGAAGCGTAATTAATTTTTATACCTACCTCCATTCCAGCCTTTTTAATTCGTTTCATAATTTTATCGAAAGAAACAATTTCTTTTTTCCCTGTTCTTTTTGTTACAAACATATCTTGACCATTTGAAGGAGGCGGTGGCGGGGGATGGGAGGTGGAAGATGAAGTAGTGGTAATATTTCCCGATGTGTCCGCACCAATACTATTACTTCGCGATTTGTTTTTTCGACAGGGTTTTGACGGTGGAATGGATAACGGTATAATATCTACTTTATCTGAGATTACAACCGTTTGTGAGGTAGATGTTATTTCTTCATGAGGAAGGGTGGATTTTACAAACGACATTGATTCTTCCATTTCTTATACTACCATATTATCAAAATAGTTTTTATATATCTTTTACAACAATGGTATTTCTATTTAACCCCGTTTTTTCATTCCCAAAATAGAATGATTTTATCGTGTCATCTGGTTGGGTTGGTGTTATCCCAATAAGTTCTATTCGATCGTTCTCTGTGAAAGAATGAAATCCGTGTTCTTTACGCTCCTCGGGACTTTCTAATTGTATTAGACATTTTGATTTAGTTTGTTTTTTCTTCGGCAATCGATGTTTATATTCTCCCGTTTCCTTTTCACGTAAAATAGTATTCCACGCCTCCGTTAGTTTTGGAAGAACGGATTTAAACCACCCCCTATTTCGTGGAACAACAACACAAGAAAACTCGTCCATATACCACCATTTAATTTCAACTTTCTTTGAACTCCATTTTTCTATAAATTCTTCTATTCCCATATACCCGTCCTCTTCATATACAATAAATTCATATTCAGGTGTAACATATTCTATTGATAATATAGGTATATTTGATATAGCAATACCTTTCGTTTTGGTTATCTTTTTCCATTCATCCGTTGGTTGACATTCTTTAAACCTCGTCTCAATAAAATTACATATATCTAAATTACATACCTCCATTTGAATCTGCATCTGTACCCAATATGCCTCCAATGGAATACCAGTTATTTCACGATTTACAATATTTTTTATTTCAATCATTCGACCATAATGGTTGGTGTCACCCTCTGTACAAGTAACAATTCCATCGGGGGAAGCACCGATGAATTCGTATTCGGGGTGTTTTATACACCCGAATTCACTGACCCGAGTATTATACAGTTTTTCATATATTTGAATTGACAATTTTTCGTATTTTTGTCCCCAATGCCGTGTATCGGTGGTATTTATATAACTATGTTGGGTCGGTATAACAGGAATACATTTTTCACAAATAAATGAATTATATTGGGCTTGTGTTCCAAGTAATTTATATATATTACTTGCTGTCATTATTCCATTACGGAATTCATACCATTCGGGGGTTCTTTGTTCAGGTTGATACTGGGATTTTAAAATCTCTATTTGTTGATATAATAAGTATTTTTCATTTTCGGTTTTAGTTGGTTCATACTTGTCAAACTCGGCGATTTTAACGGACTTGGGTATTCGAGGGGACGGGTGTATATTCGGATAAATATACTCGAAATAAATATTTACCCTTTCTTTGACGAATTCGGTGATTTCGTTATCGTCCAAAAACTCGACCTCGTCGTTGTCGACATCATCGGAGTGAATAAGTTCTATAGATAATAGTATAGATGCTGTTACTGTTTCGGTGATTTTGGTTTTTAAAACTTCGTCAATATGAAATATATTTTTAATTTCATAATCATCGATTTGATGGAATATTTCTTCTTCCATATCCAATAGAAAATCTTCGTCGAAAATTTCTTCTAATCCAACCATATCATAAGATATATCAGGATTGTCGTCATTATTCATTGTGGAGGTGGTGGTTTTAACAATCACGAGATCATCATTTTTATCAGATAATTCTATCAAATCACTCCCACAAAATACGTCATTTGTGATTGTTTTGTCTTGTGATAGTTTATCAAAAATCACCCCCTCAATTTGTTCTATATAACTATATAGCGTTTCGAATGAATCTGTTGATTGAATTGTCAAATGGATTGGATATAATACCATTTATTATATCTAATATTAGCTTTACATATAGTTTACGTTTCCACTACCCCTTCACGAGGAAAGAGTATTTTACCCCTTTATCGTTTTCGGTATTTTTGAAACCATATATGGTGGTGTATATTATACAACATATACACCTAATAAAAACATTAACACTTGAATCCGCGGACTAAATCGTTAAAGGGATAACGAGTTTTCTACAACTTCTTCCGGCAAGGGGGGGTCAAGTACCGATACTGCCATTTTTCCTGTTTTTTTGGACTTTGGGGTTAATGATTTTAAGGTTGAAACTCGGGATTTATCCGTATTTCTTAATGTAAAATTATGTGTTTCATGATGGAATGATAATGAAGGTATCTCTATTATTTCCTGTCTTTCTTTATCATATACTAAATCTTTTGTCTTTTGAAGTTTGTTTTTTTCTAAAGATGATACGAAAAATACCTTTAATTTATTCGTATCTTCGCCACTTATATTATGATCTTTCTTATACTGTTCCGCGTATTTATATAATTTCTCGATTTTAACTGTTTTATTCAACTTGTTCCACGGTTCTTTTTTATTTTGTTGTTTTTCTTTTTCTAACATTTGGTCTATCATTTGGGTATTTACTTCATTTTCATTTTTAGATTCGACAAAAGGTGACATATAAATGTTAGAATAAATGTTCGGAGGCGTTTTGTTTTTATATTTACTCGCCTTTTTTGTTTCTTCGATGGTGGATGATGGTATCATCGATTTCATTTCGTTGATTGAAAACATATTTAACTTATCGAGTCTTTATATAATTATAATAATTGTGTTTATACCGTTTATGGGAATCTACAAATTCCCCGTACCACCCTCTCTTATTTTCTTCAAAGAAAACAATATTTACTATACAATTACATTACGACAAGGGGTTATGTGAAATAAGATTAAGGTTATCTATATAGTTTTTTACTTTATCTATATCCAAAGAAATTCCTAATTCATAAATAAGTATATTAATTAATAAAATAACAGAAGCATTAAATATAAAATATTTTTCATATTCATTTACTGTAACACCTCCTGGTAAGAATCGGTTAAACTTTATCATTAAAAACCCACAAATAGAAATGTGAACCAATACAATTAAGTAATGAACATATTTAATGTTAACAATCGCAACACCTAGAATTAAAAGAAAATACAAAATATGTAAAAATAAGTTCATATACCAAAAATAGGTATATTCTTTTTTATTAATATTAACATTAACTTGGTTTAACATATATATTATTTAGAGGAAATATATGGTATGATAGTTTTTATATACAATTTATTTGAACATTCATTAACCCTTTCGATTTTTTACAAAATTCAACTATAGTATAGTATTTTATACAATTAAAGAAACGTTAACCATTGAATCCGCTGAGTAAATCGTTTATTTTATTTTTCTACATCTTTGACTCTGTTTATTACGATAATAACCCGGTTTGCATTTTTTACGGCATCTGTTAGTTTTTATATTAACTTCTTTGCCTTCTTCACATTCCTTCCTTTTTGGTACGGGTTGCCGGTTACTCCGTCTTGTCTTTACACCTTTGCACATTTAAAACGCCCATTATAGACGCAAAAAAATAAGCAAACAGGTAATTGCGAATTTCACGCCACGAGATACTTAACTTCCTTACGGAGTATCATCCTCGTTTATATATTCTGTTGGAGTAAAACATCTTGGACGCCTTCTTCCTTCCATTTGAAGATGAAGTAAATGTAAGATGTTTTTGGAAGCATTAAACATCCAAATGATCCTCTTCCTATTATCTTTGACATTTATTATATATAAATGTTATATTCCAAACAAAAATTGAAATACTCATAAATAAGAGTTAATCCTTATTTGATTTAACGGCAAATCCGTATTTACAATGTCATTTTTACTGTGTTACCAAGTATCATGTTATTTTTTTATAAAATATTAAAAAATAGAAATTTATAAAATGGTTGTTTCAAATAAGGGTTAAAATAGGATAAGGATAAATATATGAAGTTTGTAAAAACGCCGAATTGTTAAGGAGTTAACACAATACTTGGTACCAAGTTACAAACAACAATACGTATTGTAAATACAGTTTTAATTAATGGATGGTATGTTTCTTGGATACTACATCTATTATGGTTTCATATCATTGTATATTTTGATAAAATATTATATATCGTAAAAACACTTCCCCCCACCCCGTCCATCAATTGACGGTGGTTAAATAAAAAAAGTGTAAACTATATATTAACGTTAATGTTATTCGATTCACAAAATATTCCTAAATATTTACTATTATTAGGAATTATTATATTTGCCAGTTTTGTGGGTAAAAAATACAGCAATTTTATCGAAGGAGATGAGAATAAAAATGAATATAAATTAATTCAAGAATATCTATTGAACGATTCGCCACTATACGGTTACAATAAACCGAAATTATGGGTTCATACCAAGTATGAATATAACGCACGTAAATGGAAATCGTTCCAGTCCCGTTCTTCATTTGACTTAAATCAACCGTATATACATCTTACAATTAAATCAATTGTATTACATTGTGCTCACGATTTCAACGTATGTTTAATTGACGACGATACATTTAGCAAACTTATCCCTTCTTGGACGGTGGATATGAAAACCGTCTCAGACCCCCTTAAAACACGTTATAGAGAATATGGACTCGCACAATTATTATATTACTATGGTGGTATTGTCGTTCCAAACACCTTTATTTGTCGCCGAAATTTAAAAGATTTATGGATTGAAGGTACGGAGAATGAAACGCCTTTTATCGGTGAATACCGGAATCAATACGCTAATACAACTGCTGGTGGGCAACAATCGTCGTTTATTGGTGACAGCAATTATATTGGGGGTGTAAATGGTGTATTTGAAGGGGCATCGCGCGATTTAGAAATACAATCACATAATCCAACGCTCAAAAAATCGCGTCAAATGACTGCGTTTTTACCGAATCCGTTTTTTATGGGGGCGAGAAAGAATGACCCAGTTATTTTGGAAATGATGGAGTATTTAAAAATTCGGGATAGACGAATCCCCTTTAGTAGCGAAACAACCTTTTTGGGGTCTTATTCTCAATGGTGTTTATCTCGGGTGTTGGAGGGCAAAATGCGGGTCATTGATGGCGAAATGATCGGAACCAAAATGATCAATAAAAAACCGGTCTTGATTGAAGATCTTATCGAGGAAGAGACTTTAAATATCCGCCCAGATTCTTATGGAGTTTACATTCCCGAAGAAGATGTACTGAAACGTAATAAATATCAATGGTTTGCGGTTATGAATGCGGAAGAAATATTACAAACCCGTATGGCTGTATCGAAATATTTGGTTGAATCCGTTGTTAATTATATACCTCCTGTTAAGTTTAATGGGGGGGATGTCGAAGATGATTTAGGTAATATGAAAATGAAAGAAAGAACAGTTTTTAGTATTTAACCAGCGAATTTCAGGGTTAATGATTTTATTATTTTAATCGGTCAATACAAGATACTAGACCATAATTTTGTCAAATATTTTAAAATAAGTAAAATAGTTGATCTTTGTAAAAATGACGAAATTATTAAAGGGTTAATAGCTTTTATTCTTTATAATATATACATATATGGATAAAAACCACAGTGTACGATCGTTCTTTAGTAGTAGTAAAGTTTCTGTCGCGCCAGATATTGATTCTGATAAACCACCGAATAAAAAACAAGAAGAAACAGAAGAAGAAAAAGAGAGAAAAAGAAAATATAATTACCATGAAAAATTCATGCAATTATCAATAGATTTTGTAGCAAGAGAAGAATCTAAAGATAATGAATTTAAATTACTTGCAATATGTAATAAACTTTGTAATTATTTAACTAATTATGATACATGGTATTATCAGGATGAGGCCACTCATGATTCAGTTTCTATTACTTTACACGTTAATACCGGCAAGAAATTAACACTCAATGTTAATAAGAATACAACTGCTACGAAAATCAATCATGATATACAAATTTTTCTACGAGAATTATCTCAAGATAATGATGAGTTAATTAATAAAATTTCAATTAAGAGCAATAGACTAGGAAAGAATATTAGTAATATTTCTACATATGATATTGAGACGTTTGGAGATATTAACGATGATTTTGTAGATAAGATAATTAACTCAAATTTACATAAAACCCCCTACCAACCCCAAGATCCTAGCGTTTCACGACAATTTCAAAATTTCCTGAAATTTTCAATAGTTTTTGAAATAAAATATAATAAAAATGAAATGAATCCTCAAAATGCAATTAATGAATCAAATTTATTTAGAATAGTTAATCTCGTTTATACTTATTTAACTATAAATAAGTGGTGTTTTAATGATGATGAATCAGTTTATATTACTTTACACTTTAATACTGGCAAAAATTTAATAGTCACGTTTAATAATACTACACCTGATAAAATAATCTTAAGGGGAATAAATGATATTGTAACAACTTTATCTAAATATAGTAATGTGTTAACTAATAAAATTTCAATTAACAGCAATAGATCAGGACCGCATGATATTTCTAGATATGATATTGAGACGATTGGATATGTTGATGATGATTTTATAAATGATCTAATTATTGAAGAAGAAAAAGAAGAAGAAGACCGAAAGAGACGAGAACAAGAAGAAAAAGAAAAAGAAGAACGAAAGAGACGAGAACAAGAAGAAGACCGAAAAGAAAAAGAAGAACGAAAGAGACGAAAACAAGAAGAAGACCGAAAGAGACGAGAACAAGAAGAAGACCGAAAGAGACGAGAACAAGAAGAAGACCGAAAGAGACGAGAACACGAACAAGAAGAAAAAGAAAAAAAAGAACAAGACGAACTAAATAAATGGAAAATCCGGCCCCCTTATCATCTTCCTCGTTTTCTTCAGCTTCATCAGCTTCCTCAGCTTCCTCAGCTTCCTCAGCTTCCTCGTGTCGTTAAACCTCGTGTCGTTAAACCTCCGAAACGTAAATCACGGAAAGATAAACCAGGGACAGTTCATCCACACGACGGTGGTCCAGGCGTCGGTGGTAGAAAAACAAATAAAAAATATAAAGACAAATACACATCAAATAAACACAAATACCCATCAAATAAACACAAATACCCATCAAAGCGAAAATCAAGTAAATTTAGGAAAATGAAATAGTATTTAACTCTTATTTGAAACAACCATTATATAAAACTCTATTTTTTTAGTATTTTATAAAAATAACATCATACTTGGTATCAAAGTAAAAGTGACATTGTAAATACTGGTTTTATTTAATGTGCGGATTTGCACGTTAAATAATGGTTAAAACGAAAAACATAGATTATTGAAAGCTCCGTTGAGTAAATATAAAGACCCATATTTAGTATTTATATCTGGTTGTTTTAACTCTTTAACATTTTTACAAACATCAAATATTTTACCTATTTTAAAATATTTGACAATATTATGGTATAATAAATTGCCCGATTAAAATTATTTACACAGAAACCAGTGGGTTAACACCAAGGATTGAAACCGTACTTCTTCAATGATTCATAAATATTTTACAGGAACTATTGTGTTCATGTAAAACTGTTTATTACGTTTCCAGCAGGGATCGAACCTGCGACCTTACGGTTAACAGCCGTATGCTCTACCGACTGAGCTATAGAAACAAAAAGATGGGCAGGGGGGAAGAAGAAGATGAACCTAGATATGATGTATTACTCTTGACGGGGCTCGAACCCGCGACTTTACGGTTAAAAGCCGTACACTCTACCAACTGAGTTACAAGAGCAAACATGGATATTTGTAAATGCGAAGAAAGAAAGTGTAGTTACTCTTGGCGGGTTTCGATCCCGCTACCTTCGGCTCATAAGACCGACTATCTAACCAATTGATATACAAGAGCAAACTGTGGTTCTAAGAATTATTCCTTTTTTATTTCAAATAACTCTTAAAATGTTATGTAAGGGAGGATGGGCACCCCCCCAACATATATAATGAAAGGTTCTTTATACTCTTTTCGATATATTAACAATAAATCAACACTATATAAAGAAATACGTATATTTCGTCTTGCTACTCACCATTTAATTTCAAAAATAAAACGCCAATATATATGAATTATAAAAATCTATTGAATTCAAACTCAGGTAGGATAGTTATATCGATTATTTTAGGACTTGGTATTGCTTGTTTATTTCATAAAGTGTGTAAAGATAAGGATTGTATCCATTTTTCAGGACCAATCATAAGTAATATCGACGGAAAAATATTCCAACACGATGGTAAATGTTATACATATAAAGCAAGAGCGGTTAAATGTAATTCTTCAAAGAAGACGGTGAATTTTGACGCTAAACTGCCAGAAGAAAAGGGGTTCGGTCTTCCTTCATTGACGTCTCTTTCCTCTAGTTCATATATTCCATCTTTCTTTACACCCATAAAATAATAAAACTATTTAGGAGTTGGTGAAAGATGTATAATCATTCGTATAAATAAGATATATAGATTTCGAAAGTTCTATATATCGTATTTCATGGAGAACACAACCAGAATCGCCGATTTACCAGAATTAAAATCACAACAAGGTGGTGCCCCTCAATCGGGTTCCTTTCCCAATCCAAATGGAAATAATTATATACCTATAAATATTCACCCAAACCCGTATGGAAACCAAGGAGGAGGAACCACGGGAATTATTTCACCGGCTATTCCGCCACCGACGTCTCAGTATTTTGAGGGAGGTGGGGGCGGTGGAATGAGGGAAATGCGAGGGGGGAGTAGAGGAGGCGAAGACGGACATCACCGTTTGCCTTCAAGAGATATACGTATTGATTCTGCTGAATTTACACAGGATAACGAAATAAAGGCGAATTATATTCCAGTACCACGAAATATGAAGGATTATTTAAAAGAATATGAGAATAGGGAAGAAGACGCGGACGAACCGCAAAGAATTGCGAAACATAAAAAAAGTAAAAAACGCGTTCGGTTTACGGATGATATTTTCGTTCAATTACAAATGCCTATTTTAATAGGTATTCTATATTTCATTTTTCAACAGGGGGTGGTAAATCGCATATTAATGAAATTGACAGAAAGGTTTGTAAAACTATATAATGAAGATGGAAGTATAGGAATATACGGGAATTTGGTAAAGAGTGTTTTATTTGCTCTGGCATTTTTCGCAATCGTAAATGTAAATAATTATGTTATATAAATGTATACAATTATTAACACTTTAACTGGTGTTTTCAACGATAAATAAAATATTAATAACTTATTTAATTAATACTAGATATAGTACTTTTATAATTATTTTGAATTTTGTAAAACGTTAGAGGGATAAAACACGAGTAGTATTATATATAGTAAATGTTTCTTTCAAAATTTATAAATATACCCGTATTTATAATAAGTTTTTTACTCGGATTATTCGCAGTATACTATTCGATGTCCGGTGATATGCGTAAAGTTTATGTATATCCAACTCCTGAAAATGTCCATATGTTACAATTCAAAGACAATACTGATAATTGTTTTGAATTTAAAGAAACAGAAGTAACTTGTCCCACAAATGACGCTGAAATAACACATTATATTCCCCAATAATGCTAATATTTAATACGAATGATAATAAAACCTGTCATTATTTTAACTCTTTGTCGTTTCGGGACTTTTCCACAGTTCAAATATTATTTAGTATTTTATAAAACTTATACAAATAATAAAACAGTTAACTCTTTGTCGTTTCGGGACTTTTCCACAGTTCAAATATTATTTAGTATTTTATAAAACAGTTAACTCTTTGCCGTTTCGGGACTTTTCATTTTTTCTTATATAGTAATAAAAAATGAAATCATATACGTGATTATATTACAAAACACATAAATTACTGACAAATCCGAGAAAGAATTAAAAAGAGACCTTACGTGAATATTATATTACTCTTCTTACTCCATCCCAAATAGTTGAAACATATAAATATAACAACAAACACGAAGAGGAAGAGTATTAAATCGGCAATAGTATATTCATTTTCAAAGAGACGCAATGCTTTATAATTCAATATATAGAATTTCGTTGAAAATGGATTATATATATTATAAATTTGATTATTTGAGCCATTCTCGTTATCCCATTTCTGCTGAAAAACCCGGTATGGATTATTATATATAACAATATTTTTAAACCATACGTCTAAATCAACGTGATAATATATAGGTGTTTTTACATATTTTTCCGCTCCTTTGCGATTAATTAAATAAGCGGTAAATAAAGTTGTTGGAATCCTATTATAAAACCCCATTGACGTATTTGGTAAATAATCCAATTTAATAATTTCCCAGTCTGGAGGGGCATTTTGAATAGCAATATTAACTTTTTCCATATAGTCGTCATTGATGGGTGTTGCGTCGTCTTCTAAAATTAACCCAAATGTGGTAGTGAGGTCAAGGTCGGGCTCGGTATCCACTAGATAAGTTTCTACGGCTTTTTTATGACTTAATCCGGTTGCCAATACACTTTTTGGGGTTAAAATACGGCTCGTAATAACGACGTTTTTAAATATAGATAAGTCATCTTTGTTACCGTAAATAGCGGGTATTCTGATAAACGTATTAGGAGACAGTTTTTTTTCCATTTCTGTCAAACGTTCATTGTCTTTGTCTAAATTAATGACATATATGTTAATATTAATATTATTATTCATAATTATAATAAAAATACAAATAATATCAAAGATATACACGAAGTAATGTCTCGACGGGTGTTGGCGCATAGACTTCCGCACTTTTGCCGTAATGGAGGACAAGAGGCGGAAACAGACTAGTATTATTTATTTCTACATTATCAATAAAAAACATATTTTTATTATTATAATCATATACGATATTTACATATTTGCCATCTTAAATTAAAATCCCATATTATAGTTATCATCACATATCATATCACCACTCATTCCACCAATTGTGTGTATATTTACTATATTATTTTGTATAGTCAATGAATGTTTATTACATACATCCATTTTCGAGGTGTTTGCTTCTGCTAATTGGAACGACTTTTCAATTTCTTCCGCGACGTCCCCCTCCACAACACCGGTTTCGGTTGATTCATTCAAGAAGGACGCATTTTCAAAGGCATCTTTATCTAACATAAGATTAAAACAACTTGTCCCATAATTTCCATATTGTCCACACATAACATTGGCACTTACACCGCGCATATTATCAAATTCGCCGTGTCGTGACGCATTTAACAAAATCTCGGTATGGACTTCAAATGTTGATTTTGAAATCGGTCCAGTGTCTTCATTCAAAAGTCCAGATTTGAAACGGAATATCGCAACCATATTTTTATTACATGTCATACGGTCACATAGAAGGCTGGTGTGGTGATAATTAATATATATATCACTAAATTCAAAGACTTCTGTTAATTCATTGTATATTGCTTGACGTGCCGCTTCGAGACCGAGAACATCGAATATTTCTTTAATATCATTACTAGTAGTTCTTTTATAATCAATAAAATCGAGGCTGAGTGTTTCAAGCAAATTAGAACCGGTTGTATCTAAAACCCACGTATCTTTACGGACATATTTATCTTCTTCTAATATCACTGTATTCTGTATTTTACGGGCGAGAACATTACGCACTCCATTTATTCCCCGAAGAACAATATTGTTTAACAAGGCATCCTGGAAATTTTTCAATAGATATATTTCGTCTGACTGATCCAGTGATTTCGCCACCTTGCGTTTAGTTATCTTTGAAAACACACTGTTTCCAACACGAATACGGAAGACGAGATTTTCACTGTTATAATCGGTATATACACATTGGACATCTTTATTATACTCACTATTTACTATAGCAAAATTTATGTCATCCATAGTAACATTCTTATCCAACATCATCTCGGCGTTCATTTCAATACGAATTACCCATTTAGATTTAGTATATTTTTCTTTATCACCAGATGCCGATTCTTCTCCGATTCCTCCTCTTATAGTATCGTCCAGCATTTTTTCATATTCTTTGTATTGTTCCATAAACAATCTGTCTTCTACAACATTGGTTAGATTGTCATTCGGGTCATAGTATATTTGAACTGATTTAACAATATCTACTAATTTCATATGTTCCAATATATTTGAATAATTCATTGCTTTTGTTTGGTTCGTTTCTTCGATCGGTTTTAAATATACCATCATTGACATGTTCTTTGGATTTTTTGTTAAACGCAGTATTTCTTCAATACGTGGAACTCCTCTTGTAACGTTGGATTTCGTCGCACTTCCAGTGCTATGAAATGTATTGAGTGTAAGCTGGGTCATTTCTGCACCGCAACCTTGACCACTGATAATACCAACCATTTCTCCTGGATGAACGATCGATTCTTTAAATTTTAAAAGGATTGTTTCCAAAAGAAGAATCAACCCTTTGCGATGGAATCGTTTAAATACTAGTAAATCACGGGGGGTAAGATAGAAATAGTAGAGTATTTCAAACAGGGAATTCGGGGTTATGTATTCAGTCAACCTTTTTAGTTTTTCGTAATACTCCTCGATTAATTCATATGTTTCGAGGGGGGTGATGTCTACGGCAGAATGTTTATTTAATCCCAACATTCCATGAATATTGGCAATTAATGACTGAAACGCGACGCCAGTTTTTACCATATTATCATTTTTATTTTTGAATACTTTACGGACAATGTCATTACGTGCGTCCAACATCTTCTCCACGTACTTTTTCGATTTTGCCAATGTAGCCTCCTTCTGTGTTTTCATACGAGCAATTGTGCTAGTGGTAAATATCGCGGTTTTCGTGGTTTTTACGCCTACTCCACCACCCTCGGGTTCATTAATACCTATAATATCATAATGAGAATATATATCCTCGATGGACATCCCGGTTAATGGTATTACTTGATTTTCGATTTTCGTTGAATCGAACCCGTCATCCCCATATGAAAATTGTATGATTTTACCCTGACTGTTTCGAACGGTCATGTCATACTCAACCTTCAAGTCTTCCAGTCCTTTAATTAACCTGCGTTGTATATATCCTGTGGAAGAAGTATCGCGAACACATAATCCATTTGCCAGTTGGAAATTGAGAGTGGAGGGGACAGTTACGTCGTATAATTTTGGGTGTACTAATTGTCCCGCATCGGTGTTCGATATTCGCGTAATTTCGACTATTTCATCCAATACAACATTATTATGTGTTTTATAATTAATATAATCTAACCGCCAGTTGATGGTTTTTATGGCGACATCTTTCGTTTTATTAAATAAATCGATTGTATCTGCGAATTTCTGTCCCCATTGTGCGGAAATAGTATAATTACACGTTCCAGAAGTTGGGTGGGAAAATTCACCGAAAATACCTAGTCTGGATGCTAGGAATGAGATCTGTTCTAATAATTGAAAATTGTTGTAAAAGAGGGCTGAATTAATAACTATACTATCGCTTGTAATATCGGACTTTGCTGAGAAATATCCATTTAATATTCCAATCATAAACCCGGTATTTGAGACAAATGCCTTTTCTGGAACGAGTTTATTTTCAAATGTTGTTTTATTTTCTTTTATAAATGAATGTAAGAACGATCCTGCGGTTGAGGTTGTTGACGACGAGATAGTTGAGATCACTGTGGAACGTCCAACAAATTTTATAGAACACCTTTTATTAATATAGCTAGTAATGAATTTGTTAAAATATATATTATTCTCGGTAAGAATACCGATCGTATTGTCGTCTATAATATATCCATTTGCCAAATATAAACCAATAAATATACCATCTTCCATTGTATCATATAATGTTGAGGATTGAGAACCGGGGGTGAGTTGAATGTCATGAGTGAGTTCTACTGTAACAGGCATGTATTCTCCTATTTTAATTTCAGGGGTTGGTTTTTCAAAGAATCCGCGCCTATCATCCTCCCACACCAGCAACGATTTACTTTCAGGAACCACAACCTCACGACCACTCCGAGTTTTAACTCTATACATCGCTTTACCGAAATCGTGCCGTGTTACAGCTGTCAATTCCGCCCAAGTGACAACCCCATTTTCATCGGTTGTTGGTATATACACACCTTCCACGTTCAACAATTCCATATTTTTTTCTTTGAATTTTTGTATTTTATCGACGGAGACCGAATCATCGAGTTTATTGTCAATCCATCGCCCGATTTCGATATGTAGTGGTTTACCATTATCAATAACAACAACCATTGTTTCCCACGTAACTGATTTTACTGCTGTATCAATTAACCCGATTCTACCAGCCATTGCGTGAAAGAAGAGTTCTGGGGCGGTCAATCCTGATATAAATGAATTTTGAATAAACCCACGTGCTTCAGGTGAATCATCGTATTTGGTGAAATGTGGCAAAGTCCGACTATCAAATCCATATGGGATGCGTTTTCCATCCACATTTTGTTGTCCTAAACAACATAACATTTGAGATATATTAATAAGTGAACCTTTGGAACCGGATTCTACAATCATCATAAATCGGTTATTTTTACTGAGCGATTTACGCCCAATTTTACCGGATTCTTCAGTAGCCTTATTAAGAGTATTATTTACCATTGTTTCGAATTCATTCATATTGGAATAGGCGGTATTGTTCTCGAAGATCCCCAGGTGAACTTTATCTATAATACTTTGTACCCCCAGTTTTTGTGTATTGATTACTTGAACAATTTCATCATTCGTTTTTTTATTCGCAATAAGATCACTTATACCTACACTAAATGAACTGGTTTTCATATATTCTGTTACAATGTTCTGTAAATCGTCGACAAATTCGGCACATTTTATACACCCAAAATCATTAAATATACGTTGTAAAATACCTTTGCTTGTTGATCCGAGCGAACCTTTGTCGAGTTGTCCGCGTAAATACTCGCCCACCTTAATCTCCAATACATTATTTGATGTTTTGGGGTTTTCACCGTCTTGGAAAAGACCAGTATTTCTTTTTATTGAAAGAGGAGGCATTATTTGCGAAATAAGGTCAAAACTAGTAATCCGTTTCCCCGCACTTTTTAATTTTTCCAAATCAACGCGAGTAAATGACATTAACAGATTCATTGCTTGTCGTGGAGTAAATACAACATCTTTACGGGTAAATCTATAGGAACCTAAAAGTGAATCTTGAAATATACCAATTATTGCGGAATTATTAGTAGGGGATATTTGTTGATACGGAACCGCAGCCAAATGTCGAAGTTCCGTGTCCGCAATAGTTGATTGACTTACAAACATATTCATTTCGTCACCGTCAAACCTTGTGTTTTACAGAATAATAATAGGTATAAGTGTTCATCTATTAAAATTCACCTGTTCTTTCGTAACAGGAGCAGACTATGTCTTATGCGCCGTCAGGTTGGTTAGACCATCACACGACACCCATCACCGTTTAGTCGTTGAGCGTTCCCCATACTCTTACCATAACGAGGTTAGGGGCTTCGTTGCACGTTTCCCAATCCTTAAATTTTTTACCATTGGGTACGAATGTTATCCGTGTTCTCCTATAACGTTTCCGTAAATAGGATGGTATTTAAGGCTCTAAGGGGGTTCGCGTCAATTTGATGATGTTGCATATAAATATCGGTAAATTGTTGTGGTATTTTTATACAACAATAAAACGTTTGATATACACTAAAGGGTAACACGCTTTTAACGCCCTTTGTTGCCGACCTGAAGATTAATCGGCATTGTATCCCTTGGTATTCGCAACATTCATGCGAAACGTATCTCCCACTTTCATCACTTTTACAATATGGCACAACATTGACAATCGATGAAGACTCGGTTGACGATTAAAGAGAACCGCATCACCGTCCATTAAATGACGATGTACTATATCGCCATTATTGAGATATACGGAACTTCTGTCCACATATTTGAGTGAAATCTGTTCACCCGTTTTCTTTTCGAGGATTTTTGCCCCCGGGTATTGATCTGGACCGTTCTCAATGAGTTTCATGAGAAAGTCGCGGTTACGATCATTTACTACTACCGGTTTTGTTAAATTTTTTACTATTTTCATTGGAACACCCAATTGTCGTATAGAAATACTCGGATCACCTGTAATAACTGAACGGGCACTAAAATCGACACGTTTTCCCATTAAATTGCCTCGAATTCGCCCATTTTTACTATTAATACGACCCATAATACATTGAAGGGGGCGACCGGAACGTTGAGCCATAGGAGCAATTCCTTTAATTTTATTATTTACAATCATCGCGATCGAATGTTGAAGAATCGTTGTCCAACCTTCAATAACATTTGCGGGTGTATCCTTATTTCCTATTTTTTCCAAAAGAATATTGTTTGTTTTAATAATATTACTATAAATATGTGTCAGGTCATCCTCGCTTCTTTGCTGTGCGTCCTGTTTTACTGAAGGACGGCAACTTTGAGGAGCCACCGGCAATACTTGACATATCATCCATTCTGGGCGCGACCATTTCGGATTAAATCCCATAAAGAATACGTCTTCATCGCTAATTCGTTTAAACATTTTAATAATTAATTCAGGAATTAGTTTGATATTGATTGTTTCTTTTTGTTCTCCCATTTTCTCCCAAATAGCGAATATATTGGACATTCCTTCTAAACTGATTTTGGTCGGTTGTTTACATCCACACCCGTCGTCGGTTTTTTCACCACAACGTTTAACACTCGACGCAATACCACATACATAATCCCACCTGTTTTCCCCACTTCTTTTGAGAATATGGGAATGTTGCGATTTATTAATAAGTAATTTACTACATTTAAAACAAATACAACGGAGAATTTTTATAATTTCTTTCAGATGTTGGATAAAGAATACCGGTTTTGCTAATTCAATATGACCAAAGTAACCAGGAGAATTTAAATAATTCTGTCCGTCAGTAGGACAAATGAGCGAATTTTCTAAAACACCCATCCTTACATCAAATAGTCCATTTACACAAGGTTTGTTATTAACATATGTATCACGACTTGTAACATTTACTACCGAATTATTGCGTATTTCTTCTGGACTCAACATACTGAGCTGAATTCCAACAATCTTTGAAGGAATCTTATATTCGTCAGTTTTCATCATTATAATAATTCTAAAGATTGTATTATATATTAAGATAGTTTTATATTGTTATTTAGGTTACAATAAACAGACAATCAATTTTTTGGAAATCCGGGAAACCTACGGTTTCCCCGGACGCCCCTTCCCTTATTATTGGCATTTCGTGTGAAAGTTATTGTTAAATTTTTATTATATTATATTGGTATTTCGTGTGAAAGTTATTGTTAAATTTTTATTATATTATATTGGTATTTCGTGTGAAAGTTATTGTAAATTTTTATTATTATATTGGCATTTCGTGTGAAAGTTATTGTTACTTTATTATTATATTGACGAATTTGTATGTGTATGGATGTATGGATGTATGGATGTGTGGGGGTGTGGATGTATGGATGTATGGATGTGTGGGGGTGTATAAAATTCATACATATATAGTTTCATTTTTTATTACTGTATAATAAGAAAAAATGAAAGATTAAAAGTCAACGTCCAGAATTAGCAAAACCGAAAAAAATAAAAGTATTAAATCGATGAAGTATTAATCCTTATTTGAAACAACCATTTTATAAAATTCTAATTTTTAGTATTTTATAAAAAAATAACATCATACTTGGTATCAAAGTAAATACTGATATTAATTAATGTGTGGACTCGCTCGTTAAATCGGTGGTAAATTTGCCAATACCAGTCGTATAATACCCAGACTTGCCACATCATATGATACAATAAGCGGTAAATTATTATCTATATATAATTCAATCATATTACAGAGTGGTGTACATTTAATAAACTGTGAAAGGGATTTTAAACTGAACATACCTTGAATCACGGTTGACGCATCTGCTGGATTCTTAATAAATTCCATATATCCATCGTGTGCGGATCGGTAGATTTTTAAATTGGCAAACGACCCTTCTGCTGTAAATATAAGATCCTTTCCAATACTCCGGATTTCGATGCGATCACTAATACAATTTAAATCACGGATGATTTTCTGGAAATCCGTGCTTGGGAGGTTAATAACTGTAGTATACACCACGTCTGGAATTACCAACTCCTCCAAATCCGGTTCAATTAATCGCAATTTTTGACTATAGCATTGGCGAATGTCTCCATTGTCATATTGAAAACCAATATTACTAACCACCCCTTCGTGATAATCAGTATTTTCTATATAGATCGTCAATGTATCGTCGTTGGAAATAGTGCTAATTACGCGGAAAAGATGGAGTGTATTCGCACATATTACAATTTTATCCGGTTTACAAACGTAATGCTCGAATTTACTGGCTTCTAAAAACACATTTACAAGAATAGTATGTGTTTTATCAAAATTAATTATCTTTAACCCTTCTTTCGTAAAGGTAATTGTACTGTCCGCAAGAATGTCCTTTATTGCCGTAAACACATTTCGTATAGGCTGGATTTGAACGGTTTTTATTGTTAAAACGTTATTCTCTTCGTTCATTTCTAAACTCGTACACAATATAATAACTATAGATCAAATCTTTATGTTGTAAAAATATACAAAATATACTTCCAATAAGAGCGATATAAAATATGTAAAATAATAAATACGCCAACTATATTTGCCGACCAACACCACAAGGAACTAAATGTTCCCTCGTAATAATAATTAATTGCACTATAAATATAAGTTACAAATATTATTATAAAGGTTGCGTAGTATTTTTCAATCCATAAAACGAAGAAAAAGATGGTATAAATATAATATGTTATTGTATAGTTCTTTGTCCAATTCCAACTTAGATGCCCGTTTTTCGCCACACTTGCTGAATAGTCCACCGTCTCTGTTTCATAAATGTATAATGTCAAAGAAAGAAATAATATATATAGTACCAAAAACCATTGTTGAATTACGGGGTCTGTTATTATTAAACAGAATGCGAATGGATGGATCGCCAATAGTAAAAACGCCATAAATGATATTAAATGATTCCATTCCACGCTAGAAATCGAATCGCGTTCCCACGATTTGTTTGTTATATTTCTCCAAAGAAAAAACTCGATAAGTTGCATCAAAATAAACCAAAAATAAAGAAACATTATTTTTGGTTTGAATCCAACCACTAACGCAATAACAAAAACACAAGCGGAAAATAAAAATGTATTTAAAGATACTTCAGCACTCCAACACATATAGAATCTTTTATTTATATATCATTTATTTTATCTTGCCCACATCATTCCACAATTACCACTGATGAAAGAAAGTACATTGTACCTTTCTTCAAATACTGTTAAATTATAATTATATTGATATAATTGCCACGCCTGTTTCGAACTTACGGATACTGGATTCCCTATCGTATCACAAACTACACTAAAGTTCGCTCCCGATGGGTCGATTTGCGGAACATACGTTGTAAATTCCAGTTCAATATTTTTAAATTTACTCATATTAATAGCCCCCGAAGGTTGGTAAACGAAAGGGGATGTATTTAAACAGTAATTATAACAGTATATACCTTCTCTCGCAAACCCGTTAGTTCGAACGTATTTTTCCACATAATCATATATTCCCCTTTCAATAATATTTTCACGATATTCTCCTTCTAATACGATTCCCATTGTGTTTAATATTTCTTTACGATTATAGGGTGAAAAATCACCTGTAATAAATAATCCAGTACTATTATTGTCACCCCTTACATTCGGTCCATACATAATTCGCAAGGCTGGATCAGTTATCCCGGTATTAATATCGGGGGGTAATGTGGTACTGGGTAAAATCACATTCGATGGCAAAAAATTATACGGCCAGTTAGTATAGTTTGACCATTCATTACGCATATTAACATCGTTTCTTTGGAAAAAGAACATCCAGTTACTGACCATGGACGACGAATTAAAAAGGCGGACTTTCGAATTACCGGCAACGTTTTCAAAGAAATATTGATATACATCCTTTACTAAATAAACCTGATCCTCCATTGCGAATTTTCGTGATTCTTCGTTTGAAAGAAAACAATATGTGGACAATAAATGTATATCGGCATTCCATGTTTTCACCGTGTTTTTATATGCGTTGGAGTCTACGCGAATTGAGGGGGGCGTTTGTAAAAAACGGTATAATTGGAATTGCTCCTGTGTAAAATCCGGCTGTATATATGGATAATTATATTGCGGGTCAAATACGTCACGGACTTGAAACAGTTCTTGAATTGGACGGAGAGTTACTGTTATAGTTAATTCATTGTATTGAAGACAAATCAACGGAAACGCACACTGATTGTTCAAAGAAAACCACATATTCAATGGAATATATAATGTTTTTCCACGTATAGACGGTTCCGCTCCCGTCGGGTTTGATGTATAATATGCGGAAGGATACACGTTTTGACGTCCATACGCGTTTGCCGGATTATTCAATTCTTCAACATTCCCTGACATGCGATTAAATAAATCCTTTTTTTCATTCGGGAAATCGCGTTCCATCATCGACAATAAATATTCGCCACTATATCTCTGAATAAGAACCGCGCCACAATTTATCTCAATCGAACGAATCATTTGAATACCAACGTCTTTAATCCACCGAAAATCATATGGCGTCCACTCGTTACCAGTTTGAGGGCAAGGATGGTATATCGGACTCCATATATCCGGCAAATTGACCACTAAATAGGTATCCATTAGTAAGTCAGCATAACGTTTTATCTTAAATTGAAATACGGAATCATCCGTTAAACGCAAATCACGGCTTCCTTCATAGTCCAGTCGGAATTTTTGAAGTCCAAAGTTGGTATATTTAGAATAAGCAATTTTAAAAAAGGTTTTTGTTGGATTTCCTGTTAAAATAACATTGGCATTTCCAACGCTGACTAAATTAAATAATCCACCAGCCATATTTATTATTGAAAAATTATTCTTTATATATACATATATTATATGGAATCATTGAATTGGTATAAGAAAGTTTCTATAGTGCTTATTATTATTATAACTACCTATCTACTATTTCGATTTTTACAAAGTCAACGAAATCTCTATGAATTTCAATCACGAACAATGTCAGTATTAGACGGGGGAGCTGGTATTAATGAAGGGTTCGGGGGCGTTGATGATAATATTAATTTTATGATGATTAATGATTCGGGTGCGAAAACGAAAAACACGAATTATACTGATTATCCAAGTTTGACGCTGAAGGATTATGTCGTTAAGTCGTCCTATAATACAGCCTATATCGGGTCTTCCATGTCCTTTAAAGCAATTACTTATGCTTTGAGTCGTGGATACCGTTTCTTGGATTTCGAGGTGTTCTTTATAGATGGGCTCCCGTGTGTAGGGTATAATAGTAATTCAGCCACACCGATGAAAATAACCTCTTCGAATACTCTTCCGTTTGGACAAGTTCTATATAATGTGGTAACAGAAGCGTTCTCAGCCCCTACACCTAATATAAACGATCCATTGTTTATTAATCTTCGGCTTAATTCGAAAGATAATAGTTTATATGAAATGGTGGCAAAATCGATCGATAAAAATATTAATAACCGGCTCTATCAAGGTAAAGTGGATTCAACCACCAAACTGGTCGATATAATAGGCAAAATAGTATTAATAGTTGATGTTACTAAGTCGCCCGATTACGATTCTTACCCAACCTGTGCGAGTATTGAAATGAGCCAAACCCAATGTTATAATTTGTCGAAATATGTTAATATAGAAGGGGGGAGTAAAATGTTTCAATTAGTAACCTATGACAGTTTATTGAACCAAACTACCAATCCACCAAACGTAAATACCAAAAATGGAGAAACAGATTTAACCGTCTTGAAAATGACTTATCCAGATATTACTATGGGGAAAGAAAATCCCGCGATAAAACCATTTATTAAAAACTATGGAACACAATTTGTAGCAGTAAGACTAAATAATTTAGATACGAATTTAAAAAATTATGAATCTTTCTTTGGTGAATGTGGATATGGGATTGTTCCCTATTCAGTCGCATTAAAAAACATTGAACCGTAAAATACTGCCCCGCCCCCTTCCATCTCCCTTTTTCTTCCGTTTAAACCATATAAATAAAATATTATAAAATTTAATATTTAGAAAATACTATGGACGATTTCTTGATTCCAACGCTCAATGATTCTCGAAATGAATGGTGTGAAAGATTAACCTATATATTAATCCCACACATTAATGAAGGTATAAAATCTATCTTTAATGAAGCTTTTAAAATGTGTATCGAAAATAATGAACCCGTTAAATACCTAATGACATTTCAAAACCTTCTTTCAAAAATTCCACAATGGAATTCTGTTATTATACAAGAAGAAGTCCAAAGAATTATCAATAAAAGTGGTTGTAACTATATAAATGATTTAATCACTTGTGTACATGTTATTCAATTAAAAGTTCTTACGTGTATACGAGTTGGTAATAAACAAAAAAAAATAGATATTTCTATACCCAAACTTGATCATTTCATCCATAGTGTTTATATACAAGTTGCTCGTAAGATATACGCAAATGTCTACTTATTTGAAAAGGGTGCGGGGATTTCGCCACTTCAAACACAAAAAAATAATCGTGAAATAGAAACTATTATTCGGGAATGTATAATGATAACTATTCGGGAAAGTATACCCACCGAGCAAATTGTTCGTGCCTATTTAGATGAATCAGTAGAACATGAAGAAGAAATTATTATAGAAAATTTGGAAGACTCGGTTGCCATTGGTACATCGTCCAACGAAGAATCCGTGGTAAAGGTAAAAGGGGGTAATACTGATACCATCAACGCCGTCGACGAAACCATTCACGAACCGCCCCCGCCACCAATTGTTCCACTAATTAAAAATGTCGATGATAAAGAAGAACCTACCACCACATTAAAATTCAATGATATAGATTATGTTATTGACGAAAAGGGGATTAAAAGTGAAGAAAACGCACCCAAGAATTTAGAAAGACTTGAAGAAATCAGCATGTCAAATTCAATTAAGAGAAAACTGGAAGAAGAGGAGGATGATAACACAGAAAGTAAACTAAAAATACACGACGATAACGTAGATTTAGGAAATATTGATGTTTTTAATATTAATAATATAGTTGGAGGACCATCAAATACAGACTCTGTGGCTCTATTGGATGTAGAAGAATTAGTATAAACCCAATTTTAGGATATTGTCACTCGTACGTATTATATAATTATTTTTTTTTTAATTATATAATTCACATTAAATGTCCACTGTTTTGCAAAATATACTAATTGTTCCGGTTATTGCCACCGCTTTTTTTTGTATTAGTAAATTTCTCGAAATGAAATTTATTGATAAAGATGTTAAACCTATAAAAATTGTTTTTCGAGACGCACTTATAGTTTTTATATCATCCTTAACCGCGACGTATATTTTCTTTCAGTTTAGTGATAATATACAAGATTTTTTAAATGTTATAACTGATTCAAAAGCGACGGCTTCGTCGATCCTTGGGGGCGGTGGCGGAGGGGGGGTATCATCTAATGCCGAAATCTTTACCGATAATCCTACCTTTTAACCTCGTTACGGATATAAATGGCGCGGTTTAACTCGGTGGCGAGAGTTGGTTTCGTCAACTGTAAAAACATCGAAAAAAACTGAAGGGTGGGGGGGCAGAAAAACGGTCACAATTAAACTTTCCATGAATAGTTGTCCAATATACCTTATTTAGTCGGTTGGATGCTAAACAATAATTGTATATTTGTTCTCCGCCAATAATGAAAATAGATTATATTAGTTGGTCGGGGTTTTCACAATATTCAAATGCTGACTCGATAGAGTTTATAAATTGTGTATGTAATTGAACAAATAATTCGTTTTTTATTATTCTTAAAATTACTATAGTTAATCTATTTGGAAGGGGTCACTGGCAACGATTCCCATGTTTTACAACCCATTATAATTGCGTTAATTTTATTTGAATTTTGTGTAAATGTTGTTGTTTTACGGAAAGAGTTTTCTTTACCAATTCCGTCTGCTTCGTCGGTGGCGACTATTATTGAAAACTCGTTTAGCATTTTTATATGATTTTATAATTTTGTATTTATGTTGTGTAGTTCTTTTACAGTTTCTATAACTCTTTTTACCACCGTTAATATCACGTTTATTACCAGAAGAAACATTAAAATTTCTTCTTCGTGATTCTGGTCGTGATGGTATTCTTCCTCGTGATTCTGGTCGTGATGGTATTCTTCCTCGTGATTCTGGTCGTGATGGTAGTAAGATATTTTTTTTCAATTCAGAAACCTCATCTAACGATGGGTCATTATTTTCCGATTCCGAATTCGCACCTATCTTTTTACTATGTTCATGAAATCTTCTTCCTCGTGATCCTGGTCGTGGTGTTAGTGAGCTACTTTTTTTCAATTCCGAAACCTCATCTAACGATTTCGAAACCTCACCTAACGATGGATCATTATTTTCCGATTCCGAAACCTTAACTAACGATTCCCCATTTACTTTAGTCAATTTAGGATCTTCATGATGATGAAAATTTTTTGTTTGTGTGGATGGTTCTTTAGTTATTATCGCCGAATCTGGCGATGGTTTCACTGTTTTCTGTAGTAACAACCTATCTATTTGATTTTGTGTATTGAATATAATGAAAATTATATGATCCATATCATTCATCTTATCATGTTCATCCTTCTTGTTCGATGTATTTTTTTGTATTTGTATTATTTTCTTAAAATTCGATAATATACAATCTCTCATTTTTTTAATATCGAAAAAGTAAACTTGTGGACCGTATGAACGCCTCGATTCACCATCATAGGATTTAAGCGTAGCATACTGACTACTACGCGGAATACTACGCGGACTTGAAAAACTGCTCCGTATATTATTTTGAATTGTTGTCTCACTTCTACTTCTAGCTAACGATTGGTTAGATTGATTATACGCAAGATCCGTACGTATTATTTTATCTAAAATCTGTAATAAATCATTTATTTTATCAGTGCGTTCGGATACAAAATTGATTTTTTCAGTTAAACTAAAACCGTCAATATCATGTATACTAACGCGATTACTCATTATCAATTCAATTGAATTTAATATTTGGTTATTTTGAACCTCGTATAACGGGTTTGATACCGTTTGTCTCATTTCTCTTATTTGTCTTATTTTGTTTGCCATATTTAATATATATATATATAGATTTTGTTAAACATTTCTCGTTTATATAGACTGATTTGTCGGTAAAAGATTAACCCGTTAATGTTTCAACATTTTTAGACGAATATAACAAACTATGAATTAAATATTATATATGTCTAAACCACCTAAACCAAAAAATTGATTACTTTATAATTAAACAAACCGTTATATTAAAGATTAAAGATATTAAAATGAACGAACAACCTACTACGACCGACGAAACGAGGGAATATATGTTTAAATTGATAAAGACGGGGGAAACGGTGGTTCTAAGATTCCCAACTTCTCTCACTTTGGCAGAATTTATACATGTTATTAATAATAATTTTAAAGAACGGTACGGTATAGATGAATATAAGTTGATTGAAGGGGGGACGAAGTTAGCGGAAGCAGGTCAAATATACGACTTTCGTAATGTTCCAACACGTATAACGAGCCTATTTCAGTTTTTCGGTAATACTAATACATTTTATATATATTCCTAATTTACGGGGAACCTACTACAGGAACCTACGGTTCCCCGTACGCCCCTCCCTTTTCCAGAGCGACCGAAGGGAGCGATATACAATTTATTAACTTCCAGAGCGACCGAAGGGAGCGATATACAATTTATTAACTTTTATTTGAAACAATCTTTATATAAAAATCTATTTTATAAAATATTTAACTTTATACTTGGTAATAAATATAATACGTATTGTAAACACTTTTTAATTAATGCGCGGATTTGCGCGTTAAAGGGTTTATACCAAATTAAAACCATTGATTTTTACAGAAAACGTCTTTTAAGAATCTGTATATCGGTCGCTCCGGAAAAGGGAAGGGGCGTCCGGAGAAACCGTAGGTTTCCTGGAAGGGAAGGGGCGTCCGGAGAAACCGTAGGTTTCCTGGAAGGGAAGGGGCGTCCGGAGAAACCGTAGGTTTCCTGGAAGGGAAGGGGCGTCCGGGGAAACCGTAGGTTTCCTGGAAGGGAAGGGGCGTCCGGGGAAACCGTAGGTTTCCTGGATTTCCTGGATTTCCTGGAATTTACAAAATTTAAAGAATAATAATTGTATATAAAATTTTTGAAAATCAAGGTGTAAAAATATTCGATTAGACATATATTTTAAGTATATATGAGAATAGAAATAGTGCTTTTTTTTATTGCCAGTTTAGTAATGGCAAATATTTATTACGAAGGTAAAATAATGCAGTATATTATTTCACGAAAAAAATACTGGCAAATGGCTGGTGTTTTATTTGGTTTCTTTGTAATTTATTATTTGATAAAAAAAAACCCTTTAAGTGCCCAACAAATTTTAATGACTTCAAACGAATATGTAAAATACCTCCCTTTGGATAAAGGTACGGTAAATATGATAAGTCCTATATTAGATTTTAGTTGTAAAACAAATTGGACGGGAAATAGTGGTAACTATATTGGAGGTGGAGAAAAATATCCAATTATAGAAATACAGAAAATAAAAAATCCTGACGCAATACACAAACGGTCAGTGTCGGAAACAAAGAAAAAATATATTAGTGCTCAACAAGGTTGGAAATGTGGACATTGTCAACAACAGTTGTCATCAACGTATGAAGTAGACCATATAGTACCTCTTTATAAGGGGGGGACGAATGATTTAACGAATCTGGTTAGTCTTTGTCCAAATTGTCATCGCAAAAAAACGGCAATGGATCGAATGAAAAGCGAACAATAAATTCCGGGAAACCTACGGTTTCCCCGGACGCCCCTTCCCTTTCCGGAGCGACCGAAGGGAGCGATATACAATTATTATTCTTTAAAATTTTGTAAAATATAAATCCTTGATTTACAAAGAATCTGTATATCGCTCCCTTCGGTCGCTCCGAGGACGGAGTTTTACACCTTTTTACATTTCAAACACCAATTTTCAACTATTAACCCTTTAACGTTTTCGATATTTTTACAAAAATCAAATATTTTACTTATTTTAAGATATTTGGTTCGATGTATGGTGTAGTGTTTTATAATGACCGAATAAAATAATAATTTCATTAACACTGAAATCCGCGGGTTAAAACGTTAAAGGGTTAAATAATATACATTTATGTCCGATATATTTATTAGGTACAACTATTTTAGTTATTTTTAGTTAACCCATATAAAATATGTATATACCATATAACTAAAATGGGTAAATATAGTTGCGAAAAATGTGCTAAACCCTTTTCTCAAAAATCACACTACGATAAACATTTAACTCGTAAAAACCCGTGTGAAATACAAACTGATAAAATAAAGGCATTAATAGACAAGGCAGTTGAAGAAAAATTTATTGAATTTAACAAAAAATTGATTTTAAATAATATAAAAAACAATATCACAATTAAAATCGCCGAACAAATGGACACTTCAAACATCGCTGAACAAATGGACACTTCAAAAATGAGTAAATTACAACTATTGGAAAAGTGTAAAGAATTGGGTATTACAAAGTGTAGTTCAAAAAACAAAGGCGAATTAATTACTTTAATAAATGATAAGAGAGAATCAAAAAAAGTAGAATTAATACAAGATGATAAAAATATTGATGGTGCTATTTTAAACGAAATAAATAATAGTGAAAATATAATAAAAATTGTATCTCTATTTGCCGGGTGCGGAGGTCTTGATTTTGGATTTCATAATAATCCTAAATACAAACATGTATTAGTAAACGATTTTGATAAAGATGCTTGTGATACTTATGAAAATAATTTTGGAATAAAACCGGTTTGTGGTGATATTAAAACTCTAACAGAAATACCTGATTTTGATTTATTAATAGGTGGATTTCCTTGTCAAGGATTTTCTATGGCAAATCCATACAGAACAGAAGCAGATGAAAGAAATAAGTTATATTTAGAAATTTTAAGAATTTTAAATCAAAAGAAACCATCTTATTTTATTCTCGAAAATGTAAAAGGTATATTAAATATGGGAGGTTACGATACTAAATTGGATAAAAAAAATAAAACAGGAAGAATTGTAAAAAATATAGTTGAAGAATTGGAAATGTGTGGATACAAAGTTCAATATAAATTATTTGAACTAAAAAAATTTAATATTCCCCAAAAAAGAGAAAGGGTCATATTTATTGGTCTGCGAAATGATATGAACTTTGAAATTAAATGGCCAATAGGAAGCAATACAGAATTAACATTAAAAGACGCTATTGGCGATTTACCTATTGATTATATAGATGAAATACAGCATATTGGAACTAAACATAAATGTAATGTTAATGGGTTTTTAGGAAATCGTGAATTAAAATGGGATGAACCATCGCCAACTATTATTGGAAGGGGGGGAGGGAGTGGTGGTCCGGTTATTCACAATCATCCTAGTTTAAAAAGAAGATTAACAATAAGAGAATGTGCTAGAATACAAACTTTTCCGGATAACTTTATATTTAAAGGTTCAGTATCATCTATGTATAAACAAATTGGAAATGCTGTTCCTTGTATCTTTTCAGTATATTTATCTAAAATATTTAATTAAACTAATAAACGAAATCTTGGATGACCTCGTGTAATTCTTTCAAACTTAATATTTGATATATTATCTAAAATACAATAACCTTTTTTTCGTCTACAAATATAAGCGTTAATCCTGAAAATATCGACACAAGAGAATTTAATGAATTATATAATTTATCAGGGTTTATAATATATTCGTGTGAAATATAATTTAATAACAATAGAATATTATTAAATTCATTAAATTCTTCTGGAAGATATTGTTTCAGTATTAGACATATATTATAATATTCAAATAAGTTCATCTCAACGATAGTACCATCTTTTTTTATAAATGGTTGTATATTTGGAAGTGTTGAAATAATTTGTTCTCTTTTTTCGTGTAAAAGATGTATTATTTTATATAATTTTTGTATATTTGAAACACATAATTCGTCTGGACTGACTTCTTCAAAATTTTGTAAAATTGTTATTTCTTCTTGTGTTAATATATTTGAACAAAGTATTTTTCTAAATGAATTTAATAAATCTGTAATTTTTGTTTTAATTGGTCTAAGCGCATTACGACCTTTTACTCCTGTATTAAAAGTATTTTTATCTAATTTTTTAACATCACATTCGCATTCGATTCCTTCAATAATAACTTTCATATCATAACTACTATTTTGTCCTAGGATAGTTGTATCTAATTCACGAGCAACTTTTTCCTCACCATCTCCAACACCTTTAATAGTAGTTTTAAATGAAATATCATTTGATTTATCGGTCCAATTTATCCATTCAATTTGTTGAATAGAAGAACCTCTTTTCGTATTAATTATTTCTTGTTTAGTTTCCATTTCTTTATTGTATGTAATAATATAATACTCATTTGTTTAGGTATTTCATTTCAATTTTTTATTTATACAATTATTATTCTTTGAACTTTGTAAAATCCAGGAAACCTACGGTTTCCCCGGACGCCCCTTCCCTTTTCCGGAGCAACCGAAGGGAGCGATATACAGAATCCAGGAAACCTACGGTTTCCCCGGACGCCCCTTCCCTTTTCCGGAGCGACCGAAGGGAGCGATATACAAATTCTATACAATTATTATTCTTTGAACTTTGTAAAATATAATTATTGATTTTAAAGAAACATGCTTTTAATATTCTGTATATCGCTCCCTTCGGTCGCTCCGGAAAAGGGAAGGGGCGTCCGGGGAAACCGTAGGTTTCCTGGATTCTGTATATCGCTCCCTTCGGTCGCTCCGGAAAAGGGAAGGGGCGTCCGGGGAAACCGTAGGTTTCCTGGAT